ATGATCGTTGCCCGAGCCTGCTGGTGCATACCGAGTCGCCTTCTCTGTCATTCTTGCTCAACAGGATGGTCTGGTTGGGGAAGGCGCTGTCAATGTTGAAGTGGGCCTGCAGGAGGTGGGTTGTTTTGCCCGACGCCATGGTCCCTGTCATGAATACTAGTTCACCCATGTTGCCTCTCTTTTGTAAGTTGAGGTTATTTTACCTTATTCTTGCTGGGCAGAGTTCCACACCGCTGAACGATTGGGGTTGTAGTTGGGGCTTACTGTTGCGGGGGTGGGGGTGAATCCCGAGATTCCTGGGGCGCTGTAGACCTTTTTTACTGAATCGCCGCATGTCGGACACTCCGTCAAGGAGTCTTCGGACATTTTTTGGAATGTTTCAAAGTGCCCACATTGAGGGCAAGAGTAATTGTATGTAGGCATAAACGTTATTATAGCGAATCCCTGGGAAAGGTCAAACGGGGGCAAGATACAATAAGTGTAGTGTGTTTTACTTTTTGTATTTGGGCGGTCGGTTGTGTTAAAGAAACTTTCAAAGTCATTTAAACGTATGGCTAAAGCTTCTTTTGCCATGCTTCTAATTACGGCGTGGATGGCTCCTGTCCCCGCAGCCGCAGCTTCATACACGGTTACCGAAGAATCTGACTGGTACTTTGAGGTTGAGCAAGATGATACCGATGTTGTTATTTACGGCAACAGTAATCAGTCCTGTCAAGAGAACACTGTTGACCCGATGCTATGGTTGTACGACCTCTCGGGAACACAAGTCACATTTAACGACGACGGTGCGCACAACACAACAGACCAGTGCGTATCAGCGATGCTTACTGCGACGTTAGATGCTGGTGTGTATCGTCTTAGGGCTGGCTATTTTCCTCAGCAGAACAGCGTGGGTTACGATGGTGGAGAGTACTCACTTTCCACGGGACTGACGCTTGCCACAAACTTCAGCACCTACAACGGGGTCAGATTCTCTTACACCCCCGCATACATTGAGCAAACAATTGACGTTTCTTCGTATGCGGGAGAGATTGATTCAATTGTTGTGACCCCTCTTGTTAAGCGTTTCTACGATGTTAACGATTACGTGGCCACACAGTATGCCGCTTATGACTCGGCAGGTAACTTGCTGCAAGGAAACCTGACATCATCGGCACCTACTTCTTGGGTTGAAGTCGGGTCTGGTTGGTTTCAAGCCTCTGTGTCTACTAACGTTCAAGATTCGACAAACTGGGACAGTGTGAAAATTCGTATCTGGGCGAAAGACGGTGAAGGTTGGGGCGGAAACTATGGCACCCAGATCAAAGAAGTTTCGTTCCAAGCGAAACTAGATGGTTCGGGAGTGTGGACTGATTTAACAAGCCTACTCACCAACCCATACTTTAACTCAATCAACAGTAACTCGCCGCCGAACGGTTGGTCGTCAAACGCATCATGGGACACATGCCAAGGTTTGACTTCTTCTACCCTGTGTGGCTTTGTTGTAAATACTTGGACTTGGGCTACACCAGTCACAACCACGACAACAACCACAACGACGACCACCACAACCACGATTCCGCAAACGGTTGGCCCACCCATGAATCTTACCGGTGAGCTTACTGCTGACGGTGTTTTTCTTGACTGGGATGAACCCGACACTGGAAATGTTGATCCAGAGCGGTATGCAATTTCATTCCGCATACCACCAGATGCCGGGTGGGGAGTCGCCACTGGAAACGTGGGTGAAGAGGGAGCGCTCAATACCGAATACACCCTACCGTACAGTCTGTTTGAGAGTACTGGCGGTTTAGACGAGGAGTACGTCTTTGACGTTCGCTCAGACAACGACACGCTTGCACTTTATTCTGGATGGTCTACTCAGGTAACCCTTACTGTTTCAGAGCCGGTCCCTCCGACGACGACTACAACAACCACTACTACCACAACAACGTTGCCTCCGACGACAACTACTACCACTACAATACCTGTAACGACAACAACGACGTTGCCGCCTACAACTACGACGACGGTAGCGCCTACAACTACAACGACGGAGGCACCGCCATCTACCACTACGACGACAACATCAACGACTACAACCCTACCGCCTACGACGACTACGGTAACCCCAACTACGAGTACTTCTTCAACGACAAGTACCACAACTACTACAAGCACGACAACAACGCTGCCTCCAACGACGACAACAACGACAACTCTTCCCCCGGAACCGGAACCGGAACCAGAACCTGAGCCGGAGATCGTTACCGTAGACGGTGAAGAAATTGAGTTTGAGTTTGTTGACGAAGATACTGGCGAGTCGTTAACTGTTGCAGAGTTCTTTGAAGAATTTGACGTTGAAGAAGAAGATCAAGAACTAGCGCTGGAACTAAACAGCCTTGGGCTTGACATTGAAGGCGTCGAGTTGTCTGAAGTTGATGCCGCCGAAGAAAAAGTCGTTGAAGAACTTGACGCCTTAGACGAAGAACTTGCTGAAGAGTTCTTGGACGTTGTTGACGGCGAAATTACCACGGAAGAAATTGAAAGCCTTGTCACTGACGAAAACTTTGATGACATCTCTGACGATGCCAAAGTTGTTCTCGTCGCTGCCGTTAACGAAGCGGACGACGAAGTTAAGGCAGAGTTTGAAGAGACTGTAGATATCTTTGACGACGAGGCTTTTAACGAATATGTCGCTGAAGGTTCTGTGGTTGACACGGAAACTCGGCGTACTGTGGTTGCTGCTGCCGCTGCCGTAACTGTGGCTGCTGCTGCGACATCTGCTGGCCCTGCCGGTCCTGCTGGTGGCGGCGGTGGGGGTCCTTCCGGTGGCGGCGGTGGAGGAGGCCCCGGAGGCGACTCTGGTGGCGGTAAAGGTAAAAAGGGTAGTTCTAGAAGAAGGTCTCGGTGAAAGGAGGCACCATGAAAAACATAATTAAAGTAGTAGTGGGAGCTGTCCGTCGTATGGGTAGGGAGATGCTCTACCTCGGGTGGACTTTAGCAGGTACGGGGTTGGTGCTAATCACTTTATCGTCAACCACGTTGCAGCAGGGAATATATATTTCTCTTGCCGGTCTTGCACTACATTTGATGGGCACTGTATTAGACTATGTAGATGATGAGAGAGAAAATGCAAGCGACTAATCAACTTGTGTGGAATACGATAGGCCGTATTGCGGCAGTGTTCTGTATGAATGCTATGGCTATTGTTGGTAGCTCTAGTCTTATTGGTGGTATTGATCCGTGGAAGGCTGCCGTGTTGGCAGGGGCTACGTCTGCTGCGACTGTTATCCAGAAGCTCGCAGCTGCTTATGCTGATGACGGAAAGATTACTGCTGATGAGATTGATGCGGCATTTAGCATGACACAGCCTAAGAAAAACTAAGGTAACTTTTACATAAATCTGCATCTGAGCGCTAAAAGCTTATGCGGTACAATATATGTGGAAGGAATTCCTTCTAAAACTATTCCCTAATAAGGAGAAATGTAAATGGATATGAACATGTACAAGCAGGTTGCGGAACGTGCCGCTATGACATTCATTCAGACTTTTGTTGCAATGTTTGTTGTTACCGACATGGCCTCAGCCAAAGGTGCTGCGACAGCCGGTGTGGCTGCTGCACTTTCAGTACTGAAGTCATTTGCCGCCACCAAAGTTGGCGACAAGTCCTCCGCTTCACTCGTCTGAAAGTAGACAGCACCGCTTGACGGAGCTATCTAGCAGGTGTTAATATAGATAAAGTTGAGCGGTAAGTTTTTAGCTCCTTTTGTACTTATCCTTAACGAGTTGAGGTCCCCGGCTTTTTGGCCGGGGACTTCTTCTTTGTCCGACGCTTAGGAATGTGCTTGATCCGTTCCACAGGTAGCGAGCGGTATTGTTCACGCCCATATGAACCGCCGTACACATCAACCCATTCAGAGATCGGGTTGAACTTCGTGTTGACGACGTGGCGCTTGAACGTGAAGACTCCACGTTCGCCTTTCACTCGGCACTTGTCACCCGAGTACAGCGTGACCTGCGGAGAGATGGTGAAATGATTTTCAATTACCCATCCCTCTGGCGGCTGAACCGGAACTTTTGCTTTCTTGACTTTAGGCATCTAGTTATCTCCTTTTCGTAATACGTAGTGTATCAGGAAAGAAGGTGAACGCCAACCTGTCTAGGAAATATTTGGAAGCACGGAGTAGATTGTGTCTGCAATCGTTTCTCTAACATCGGGGTTTTCATCAAGATACATCTTGGTGTTGGCTCGGCCCTGACCGATGTTTTCGCCCTTGTATGCGTACCATGCGCCCTTCTTGTCGATGATGCCCATCTCTGTGGCAATGTCAACGATATCGCCGGTACGGTTGATTCCTTCGCCGTAGGTGATTTCAAATTCGGCCTGACGGAACGGGGGAGCGATCTTGTTCTTGACAACCTTTACTCGGGTCTTGTTTCCGGACGCTTCGCCGCCGTCTTTAAGAGTTTCAATGCGGCGAATATCCAAACGTACTGATGCATAAAACTTCAGCGCCTTACCGCCTGTGGTAACTTCTGGTGACCCGAACATGACACCAATCTTTTCACGCAGCTGATTGATCATAATCAAGATGGTGTTTGAGTGGTTTAGGTTTCCGACAATCTTGCGCATGGCCTGCGACATCAAGCGGGCGTGTAGACCCACGTGACTATCTCCCATCTCTCCCTCAATTTCAGCTCGGGGAGTAAGTGCCGCAACCGAGTCAACGACAACCACATCTAGTGCCCCCGACTCAATGAGCTTGTTAGTAATTGTAAGGGCCTGCTCGCCGGTATCTGGCTGACTCACTAGGAGGTTGTCTACGTCGCAGCCAATAGCTTTAGCGTACACGGGATCGAGTGCGTGCTCTGCGTCAATGAAAGCACACTTGCCTCCAAGCTTTTGAGCTTCTGCGATAACATGCAGAGCAATAGTGGTCTTGCCTGAGGACTCTGGACCGAAAATTTCGGTGACTCGTCCCTTGGGCAGACCGCCTGCGCCTAATGCAAGGTCTAGGGCAATGGAGCCGGTTGAGACGGTTTCGATTTCCATAGATGCGGCATCGCCTAGACGCATGACTGTGCCAGCACCGAACTGTTTTTCAATTTGCCCTAAGGCGTCTTCTAAAAGCTTTTCTCTATCTACCATGTTCCTATTGTATGCGTCTAGTGGATGCAGGTCAAGTGTGCTTGTAGAATAAATGTATGGAGAAACGTGGCCCAAAGCGACTTGTTAAAGATGCGATTCGTGTCGGTGAGTATGGCGATACTCATTGGCGCTTAGTGCTGTCGTGTTCTCATGAATTGGATAGTAAACGAAAGCCGAAGGTCGGTGAAGACAAAGTTTGTTGTAAGAAGTGTATTTCTTCGGAATCACTTGCTGTAGTCACTACCCCCGCAGAACTTGTCTATGATTTACTTGATCCTGAAGATCCTATGGCGGAGTTGAAAGCAAAGGCCACGATCGCTTCACATTTTGATGTGTCTTTAGACCAGATTGAGTTAAGGGGTAGTACTGCGACCATATTTATTGATGCTCAACAGTTGCGGAGTATTTTGAAATGACTGATTTTCTGTCGGTTGAAGAAGATGAGGACTTTGCAACTTGGGAACGTTTTAGGGATAACCCGGAAGTGCGTTGGTTGTTCAATAAATTAGAAGTCGCTTTGCGTCAAGGGTTGGAAGCTGGACCGGCTGGGTGTGCTCCACGGTATGAGGGGTTTTACATTCACCGGCCTGTATACAATCTTTTTGGGATGGGCATCGGGGCATCAAAGTTTGTTTATCATTCGCAGATGGAAGAAGACTTTCTGAACAATGCTGTGGTCCCTCCCGGTAGCTTTTGGTGTGAGTGGCTAGAGGGGCCGCACCTTTCTATTGACTTTCAAAAGGATTCTCAGGGTGACTGGCATACTGTCTCTGCGTGGGAAGGCTTTCATTCAAGCGATGAAAACTTGACTAGGTTTAGCTATTGGGAAAGACTCCCTGAAACAGATGTTCCTGATATTCATCGGTGTTCTCGTTACATAAACCTTGTCGATTTACCGGTAAATGGAATCAATATCAAAACTCGGGAAGGGTTTATTACCGAGATTCATTTACGCCACGGTAACGACCCGTTTGAAACTCTTCCGATCGGTACACGCATTACGCCTATTTGGCAGGACATGGATATTCCTGAAGGTGGTGTGTTTATGCCGAACCTGCATGAAGACTTAGAGAAGTACTCTGCGCATGGTCATTTGTCTGATGTGCGCCGAGGGTTTGTCATAGAGACGCCTGACAGTTAAATTTTGCAGTCGATAAAGTTTTCTCGGTGTCTGCGATAATACAGTAGCGGTTCGGGCACATTTGACACCGTGGCCCCGAGGGCTAGCATCCTGTCCCATAGCGCCCAATCTTCACATGCGGCGTTGCCTACAGCGAACTGCTCGTGTGTCACGTAACCTGCTTCCTGGCCGATAGATGTGCGATACATCATTGACCCGTGGTGTCCTTCCCATCGCCAGTAGACATCTCCTTGTCTCATAACGTCTGGAAGCTTTGCGTCTCTGTGACCCATCTTGTGTTCACCAGTCACCATGATGTGATACGTGACAATATCTGTATCTTGCTGCAGTAGTGTCTCTACTGCGTCTGAGCGTAGCCAATTGTCTGCACCGATGAACATGGTGTATTCGGTGTCTACTTTCATTAGCATGTCTTGAAAGTTGTCTACGGTACCGAGATTCTTCTCCCGTAGGGTGTATTCGACTTCAGGGTAAACGGTAGGCAGGTGCTTGCAGTCACCTACGCCGTCGTCTACAAATAGGATCTTTTCAGGCTGAACTGTCTGGGACAGAATGCTTTCGATACAATGAGCGGCTAAGTGCCCATACTGATATGATGCGATTACTACAGTTAACATATTAATAGATCCTAATTGAATGGAACATAGTCGCTGTAAATTTTATAGTCAGCGTCTTCGGCAAATTCGTTACGGACACCCTGCGTCACAGAATACGCTTTCTCATAGCCTGCAGCTTTCACTAGGGCCACAACTCTGTCATCGTACTCGCCGTAAGGATACCTCAAGTACTTTGTCGGAAAGGGTGCGGTAATTTCTTTGATGATATCTCGATCAGAAAGCTTCGTCAAGTCTCTATGCGACCACGTATGCCAACCAATTTCAAAGTTGTACAAAGAGCACAACTGATTCACTTGAGATAGTGTGCAGTACCTCTCTAGCTTTGGTACATGTTCTAGGTCGAAAGTGTTATCTTTCCCCATTTCGTTTCCCATGACGAACATGATCCCTGACTTGCCTTCTAGAACGTCTTGGTTTTCAAAAACGTTTAAGTACACGCCGTCGAAACCAATCGGTTCATCACACGCAAGGATTTGCTCTCGTGTGTGATAGTTAGAGTGCTTTTCTGTTCCAATGTTGTGTGCAAGTCTCATCGGTACTCCCAAATATCAATTACGTGTACGTATTCACGGTACTGAATTTCAAAGTGGCGGATGCGTGTGCCGAAGTTGTAAGGTTTCAGCCAGCTTTTTATTCCGGCAATCATGACCAAAGTTTCATGTGTTTCGGATGCTGCTTCATGAATCAAGTCGGCCATCGCCGCATGATTGTACTGTTCGTAAAGAACGCCCGTAGCAATAACCAGATCGTATTTACTGTCGATTTCTGTTACCCGTTCTACCCCGTTAGGAAGACGCTTGGCAGCAGCATCGCTGATTTCAAAAGCGTGCTTTTCTATCGCAGGAAGGTCTTTGGTTATCCAGCCTTCTCCAGCTCCAATGTCAAGTGCTCGGCTAAAGACCGGGCCTACGTCTTCTAGGACGGCCATGTAGAAGTTCTTGCGGTACGTGTCTTCGGGGTCTTGCCGGTAGTTCCAGGGGTCACTGTCTTCGTACCAGTCTTCCAGTTCTTGCTTAGTCTGCATGGTCTTATTGTATCCTGGGGTCTGTATTTAGGCAATAGGGTCCCTCCCTTTCGTGTGGTAGTTGCTGCTACTCACGAACGGCATAGGCGAACCCGTATCTTCATTCTCAGGTCTGTTCACTGCATCGACCCCAAGCACCGCCTATTTTTTCAGCGATGCCCACTCTCCCTAGATATGGCTCTAGTAGCCCGTGTGCCGGAACCGCATGGGCGTTTGCTTGTTCCGAACCTGTTCCTCAAGGCTTGATGCTCTACGTGCAGGGACTGGCGTACTAGCAGGTACGGGGTTCCAGTTTATCGTGTGATCCATATCGTTCCTCTTTGGGCAGGCGTGCCCTCTTTTTCTTAAGTGTTAGTACCAGTTGCGTAACGAGTGTAACCCACCGGTCCTGTAGTGAACGTTTATGTCATCGGGATTTCCCGGCGTCAGTCTTGCGGCGTTTGGCTCCTTCTGTAGTTTGCAGGTAGCCTACCGTTCTGGTTGTTGTCAGTCAAGCCTCGTTTCTTCTGGTTTACTTGACACGAAAGATTTATAATATTTTTGTTACTAATCGAAAAGGAGTCGAATGTTTTCACTTAAATCACCGTCTTGGTTCAAAGATTCTCCGTGTTCTGGGCAAGATCGTTTGTTTTTCTCAACGAAGCCATCGAACCGGCGTCTTGCTGTCAAGGTATGTAATTCTGAATGCAGTCATCGTTCTGAATGTTTGAAGTTTGCCGTTTCAGAGGGCATCACCATCGGTGTTTGGGGAGGTAAAACAGGACCGGAGTTGGCAAGGTTGGTGGAGCATGATGCTTGATGATGAGTCGATTTCCCACGATACTTTAGCTGTGCTTGAACGCAGCGGCACCAGAATCCAGTTTGTCGTGAGCAAAGCTGTTACTCTGGATGGTAAAGACTACAAAGTATTGTTGTGGGATGATGATTACATGCTGATTGGTCTTGCGGACGAGTTTTTAAATTCTGAGTTTGATTCAAAAATTGTTTCGGACATTATTCGGGAGCTTGATGAGCTGGAACCCGCTCAAGTCGATCAAGAAGAGTATGTTCGTGAACGTTCCAAAGAGTTATTGATTGACGCCTTAGAAAACATTATTGATGCTTTGATACTTACAGAAGATGTCCCTACAGAGACCACCAACATTGACATTTTGATTGACAAGCTCTTGGAAGAAGACTAAAATAGGCTTGTTACTATTTACTAAGGAAACATAATGTCTGTACTAGAAAATCCGACGCATTCGTTACAGGAAGCTTTCACAGCACTGCGAAGTTTTGAGAGCGACATCCGAGAGATGGACGGTATCTCAAACTTGGATTATGCGTCTGTTGAAGAGATGATGCAGCTTGCTAGCGACGCCCATTTGATTAAGTCGTACGCTACTGAGTTGTTTAATGAACTTCAGTCTATGTTGACTGAGAAGATCGGCAGTCTTCCAACTCCCGTGACCGTTGATGGTGCCACGGTAGAAATTAAGTCTGGTTCTGCACGCAAGACGTGGGATCATAAGGCGCTCATGAACGAAGTTAGTCGCCGGATCGTTGATAAGAGCGTGGATATGGAGACTGGCGAAATTACCATGTCGTCGCAGGAAATGATTCAGCACGCTATGGAGTACATGGGCGTTTCTTATTGGAAGGTCGGCAACTTGAAAGATCTCCACATTGACGCAGATGACTACTGTGAAGTTGGAGAACCGAAGAAGAGTCTAGTTATTAGGAGAGATAAGTGAGTATTTTGCAAGCATTGTCAGAGCCTTTTCCGCGAGAGGTTGAGCGTCAGCTAAAGAAGGGCGGCGCTTCTCTAACATACATCCCGGTTAGTGAAGTCATCACACGCCTAAACAAGGTACTGGGTGTAGACATGTGGTCGTATGAGGTTGTCTCTTGCGCTAGAGACTCACTAGACCCTGACTATATTGTGGCTCATGTCCGTCTGACAGCCACGTTTGTTCCCACAGACAGCGCACCTGCCCTTACTGTCGTCAAGGACGGCATTGGTGGTCAGAAGATTAAGCGCACACGGGCTGGAGACATTGTTGATCTGGGCGACGAAATGAAGGGTGCCGTATCAGACGCTCTCAAGAAGGCGGCGCAGCATCTCGGCGTCGGCATTTATCTTGCCCGTTCTGAAGAGGCAATGAATCTTGAATACGTTGAAGAGATGTCTGATAAGCCTGTAGCGGAAGAGCATTTTGCAAAGCTACGAGAACTTCTTAATTCTCTAGATCAGGAGCATGCTGTAAAGTGCAAGGAGTATTGGGCTTCTATCTCGGAAGGTAAAGAGTTTATCAACGAGAACGTCACGAACGATCTTCTTCAGAAGATTTTGGTTTTTGTAAAGTCCCTACGTAATGCTGAAGCACAATGATGCAGAGTCCTCTACCTATTGATCCGGTACCTTACGAGTTCCCGAAGTACATGTCGCCAAGTTCGATTAGTACTTTTCAGCAGTGTCCTTTAAAGTACAAGTACGCCAAGCTAGATAAGCTTCCGAGTGTCTCCACAGAACCTCAAGTCCTTGGCTCTTTTGTGCATGAAGTGCTAGAAGAGTTGTTCAAGCTGCCTGCGGAAGAGCGGACGGAAAAGTCTGCGAGCAGTCTTGCTAAAAGCTTGTGGGAGTCGAAGTGGGCTGATGAGTACTTTGGTTTAGACGACCGTGACGATGATCCGAACAACTTCAAGTGGAAGGCGTGGTGGTGTATCGAAAACTACTTCGGTATGGAAGACCCCACGAAGTTTGACGCTGAAGGTATTGAAGCCAAGATGGACGGCGATATTGACGGCGTGCCTATCTTTGGCATCATTGACCGTTACACGATTGAGGACGGTAAGCTAGTAATCTCAGATTACAAGACAGGCAAGAAGCCTCGTAAGCAGTACGAGTGGGAGAAGAAGATGCAGATTACGATCTACAGTATTCTTCTCAAAGAGATGACAGGTATGGACGTTAAGCGTGCAGAGTTACTCTACGTCAAGTCTGGTCAGTTTGCCCGTTACGATGTAGACGAAGAGCTTGAGAACGCTGTTCGTGTTGAGGTTCGTAACACATGGGATCAAGTTAGGTCCATGTGCGAATCGGGCGAGTTTGAAACCCGGACTGGTCCTCTTTGTAACTGGTGTGACTATCAGCATATCTGTCCTGAATTTGGAGGTAGCTGAGTTATGTCGCAGAGCGATAACTTTGCAATGTTGGTATCTGAAGATATTAAGAACAATGCTTCTCAGCAGGATAAGGACTTTCTTCGTCTGCCAGAAAATCAGTTAAAGTGGAGAGACGCTTTAATTACGATCGTTGAGACAGTCACAGCAAAGATTACAAGTTTGGACGAAGAGATTGCTCGTCTTCGTGGAACATACACTACCTTCACGAGCGACCCTGCTGCTGGGTTAGAAGAACAGCGTGACAAAGCCGCACGGTTCCGGTTTTATGCGGAAAAGCGCTTGGTCGAAGTAGACAGGTTGCTTACTCTCGGAGAAGAAGCCGACCCTAAACTTTCGCTTGCCACGTTTTTGCGAAATGCAATTTTAGCCCACAAGCAGTGGCATATAGATAACGATATGATTAATTCAGAAGGCGATGATTGCTTGTATAAAGCGTTAGACGGGGTTTGGGGTTTCTAATGAAGATTGGGTTTGCAACGAACGACTGGTCTCGTAGTGCTACGGATGTTATGGGGCATCCTGTGATTGGCGGTTCTGGCTTTATTCGCATTGGTCAGTACATTAAGCCTTTGCGTGACGCTGGTTATAATGTTGTAATTGGCATCTTGGCACAGAACAAGTTGACCGGAACGTTCGGCGTTCATTCGTGGGATGGTGTTGACTCGTTTGATTGTGATGTGATTGTTATGCAGCGTTACATGCATATGCAGGTGCTTCCTGATATGAAACGTGCGCAGGCTGCAGGTCAGATCATTTTGAATGATGTAGATGATTGGTATTGGGGGCTTAGTGATAAGAATCAAGCCAAGTCGGCTTCAGATCCTGAGTTAAATAAGAACGAAAATGTTTTGTGGTATAGGAACATTTTGGAGCAGTGTGACGGGATCATTACGTCTACTCCATTTCTTCATCAAAAAATGAAGGAGTGGAATCCGAATACTATGCTGCATGGCAACTATGTGAATCGTTCAAAGTATACCACTCGCCGCATTCACGAAAAACGTAGCGATAAGATGGTTGTAGGATGGATGGGGTCTACTGCTCATAGAAGTGGTGATTTGGAGATTCTTCAGCCTTATTCAGATTCTATCAGCAAGTTTGCTACGTGGCATCACACTGGACATATGCAGGCTCCCAACATTCCTTTGTTCCATAAGGAAATTAAAGTTAGTGCGGGTTGTGTAACGACTCATCCCTTCTTAGCTCCTTATGAGTTGGAGAAGGGGTTCCTCTTTGATGTAGGGATCGTGCCGCTTACAAACATTCCTTTCAACCATGCTAAGTCTTACATCAAAGGTCTGGAGTATGCTTGCGGCGGCGTTCCATTTGTTGCTTCTTGGTCACCCCAGTATGAAGAGCTAGCGGAAGAGCACGGCATCGGTGAGATTGCTCGTGACCCGAAGGATTTCGTAAAGCTTTTAAAGAAGTACCAAGACGTTGATTATCGACAAGAAATTTCAGATTTGAATTGGAAGCGGGTCAAGAAATTTGATGTAAGGATCGGGGCGACTCGTCTTATCAAAACGATCAATAACTTAGTGAAGCGTGCGAGATGAAGCGAGGTAAGCCTCTAAAGAAAACGCCGTTGAAGCGTGGCAGTAGCCAGTTGAAGAGAACTCCTTTAAAGAAGCGTTCGGATAAGATGTCGGAAAAGTATGTGGGCCGTCGAAGCGTTGTTCAGCAACTTCTATCTGAACGCCCGCATTGTGAAGCTTGTTTGGTGTGGGCTTCTTACGATTACCAGACCGGCAATAGTGATTCTCTTTTCGTTAAGCATAATAAAAGTAAAGACATTCACGAACTTGTGAATAGGTCACAAGGCGGAAGCATCTTGGAGTATGAGAATCTACTGGCTGTGTGCAGGCCATGTCACAGTAGAATAACTACAGAACCTTTAATTTCTGAAATGCTTGGCCTTCATTTAAAAAGCACATCAAACAAAATGTCGCATTTCCTCGAAGCGGAAAGGGTAAGAAATGCCTGGAAAAACGGAACTCCTGCAGAACCTTATTGGTTCAGCACTAACTGAGCATCCAGATCTACTAGACGAAATTAACAGCCTAGCTGGAGGGTTCTCTGATAGTGATCTTCCATTTCTAGATAGAGAGGACGTTAATGAAGTGTTCCTGTCTAATATTCAGAAGGGGTGGCGTCAGAACGGTGTTGTAATTGTTGACTCGTTGATTCCTGACGACATGATTGAAGCATACCGTCAAGACTGGATTCAACATAATCGTGTCAACCACGACCGTCCTTTGGGTTACCCTGGCGAGTGTGCTTACTTTCAGGTGGAAAGCCTAATGAACATCGCCACTTACGCCCCGTTGCATAATATCCTTGAGCATCTTATTGGCGATCAGATGGGTATTCATTTGAACTTGACTGGTTGGAAGTCCACAGAGAGGAACTGGCATCAGGATGGGTATTTGAATCCTGACTCCAATAAGGATCATTACTTGGCCGTGTGGGTTGCGTTGGATGATGTGCACGAGGACGCTGGCCCATTTGAGTATGTTCCGGGCAGTCATGTTCTTCCGGTCATTACCCAAGATGCGACAAAGGCTAGGTTAGAGCCGCATGAGCGAGACGATCCTAACTGGCCTAAGTACTCGGAGCGCTTCCTTACTCCCATGTTTGAAGACATTTTAGATCGTGGCAATCTTTCGACTGAAAAGTTTATCGCCAAGAAGGGTGATGTGTTGATTTGGCATGCCCGCTTGATGCATCGTGGCTCCATCCCAAACAATCCTGACTTGTGGCGAGAAACAGCGATTCTTCATTATTCAGGCGTGAATCATCGTCCCGATATGCCACAAGGGCATCAGTATGATGGCGGTGGGTGGTTCTTCCCAATCAATCAAAATATTCCGTTGTGAGATGGCTGCCAATTACGGGACAGCGGCTAAAGCTAAAGCCACAAAGCTACACAGTTTGCTTGTAAGAACTCGTGATGGATTCCGTTGCCGCTGGTGTGGAGTTCACAAAGATGACGGCAAGCAAATACAGTGTGCTCATATAATCAGTCGATCTATCTCGGCTACTAGGACTGATGAAAAGAATGCGGTTGCGTTGTGTGCGTCGTGCCATTGGAAGCAGTCTAAAAACCCACTGGTTTGGGCAAGGTGGCTTGAAGACGAGCTAGGTAGAGAGCATTTAGACGATTTGCTGGAACGTGGCGTTTCGGGAGTGAAAGTTGATTGGGTTAGCGAAGTTGAACGACTGCAGTCTATTATTGACGAGATGAATGGAAACGGATAGAATAGCGACATGAATAGTACGAGAACTGCGCCAATCAGTCAAGTTGAAGTTGAGTCTGAGCTTGTCCGTTTGATTGGTGAAATTGAGCAAGAAACTGAAGCGTTTGAGATCCTGTGTAAGGATCATGCCCAAAAAGAAGCGTCTTACAAGAGTGCTTGGTATAAGGAGTACCTAGCAGCGGAAGGCGCTGTTAAGCAGAAAGAAAGCTGGGCGGGTTACAAGACAAGTGATCTTCAGTACGATTCAATGATCGCTGAAGCCTTGGTTAAGGCAAAGCGTGAACGTCTTCATTCGCTACGAACTGCCTGCGATGCCTTGCGCACTATTGCAGCAAATGTCCGATCACAAGTCAAGTTTTAGGAGAACGATATGGAAAAGCAGCTACTTAATGTGGGGTGTGGTACTCACTACATCGACGGGTGGGTCAACACAGATGTGTGGGAAGATCACTCTACCACGCCTGATGTATTGGTAAATATGGATGAGCCGTATCCGTTTGAGGATGACACATTTGATGCGATCTATCTCGGCCATGTTCTTGAGCATATTGCGTGGCCAAAGCTTGGTGTTTTTTTGACAGATATGGTCCGTATCGCTAAGCCGGGTGCTCCTGTTCTTGCGGTTGGTCCTGATGTTCATAAGTGCATTAAGCGTTGGGCTGAGAAACTAGAGCCTTGGGACATGGTTGTTTCCACTATGGAGCATCAGGACGTTGATTCGCAAATCTATCACATGTCTGACGACGGCCAGTATCTCACTAAGACTCCGCCGGAGTGGTGGGATGGTGCAGCACATCATTGGAACTGCTATGAAGAGCGGTTAGAACTGGTTATGGGCACACATTTTGATAATGTGCAGGTGTACTCTCCTTACATTGAACGTGACCTCCCCGGCAACCGTCATGATTGGTATGACTCCCGAACAAACATGCGTTGGCCTACCGTCGGGTACTGGTGGTGGCAGTGTGCAGTTATGGGGTATGCGCCGTCATGATCCATAACATCGCTTCAAACATTCAGTCCCTAGCTGTAGACATTGAGCTGCTTAAGCCTCTTGAGGTCAACGCACGCCGTGGCAACGTTGAAGCAATCATGGCTTCATACAACAAGTTTGGACAAGTAAAGCCAATTGTGGCAGTGGAAGATAACGACAAGCTCTTAGTTATCGCAGGCAATCATCAGCTAGAGGCCGCTAAGCGTTTGGGTTGGCAAGAAATTGCTGTGTCCATCGTTGATTTAGATTCAGAAGACGCTCTCGCTTTCTCGTTGGCTGACAACCGGATTTCCGAGCTTGGTGAGACTGATGAAAGCGCTCTTATCGACTTGCTATCGGATGCTGTTAGTTTGGACGAAGATTTTTACAGCACTCTTGGTTGGGACGATTTCTCAATTGCCACGATCGAAAACAATGTGATTTCTTCGGAGGTTTCAAGCGCTCCGAACGATGGTTGGACTGCTCCACAGATTACGGTAAACAGGATTCCTGAAGAAAACAACTTGCCTGCTTTTGTAAGCGATGGCAAAGATGACGCTCCGACTCAGACGTTTAACCCTGAAGGTGTAAGTACTGATACGATTGTGACTCAAGGAAGCACCACAGTCGGCGCTGCTGGCAGCAAGAACGTTGCTATTCAGTTTACTCTTGTTTTCGAGAACTCCGATCAACAGGCGGGCTGGTACCGCATTCTTCACAAGTTGAAGGAGAGTCCTGTTTACGAAGGGGCTACAACGACGGAGCTTTTGTTTGATTTCTTTGACCAGCATCTGGAGTAAGTCTCGTGCCGCGTAAGCAAATGTATTTGGACATAAACTGTGTGGAGGCTGCTAGGCAGCGGATTCGTCACGTCTACGATATTTTTGACACGGTTTGTGTTCAGTTTAGTGGCGGTAAAGATAGCACTGCTGCGTTGTATCTTGCGAAAGAAGTTCACGAAGAGCGCGGGCTTGGCCCTGTGAAAGCGATTTTCCGTGATGAAGAAATCATTTCGCCTGCAGCAGAAGAGTTTGTTACTGAAGTAAGTAACTATGACTGGGTTGACATGGAGTGGTACTGTCTTCCACAGTTGCAAGAAGTTTGGTACATGGGTACTCGTGAACTGGTTTTACTGTGGTCGGCGTTTCGGGAAGAGTGCGGTATGCTGGTCCGAGACTTCCCGCCGAACTGTATTCGAGCCGAACACTTTGGATTGTCTGGAAATCTACCTCTTCCCAAACGGATAGATGAATACACAATGCAGGGAAAACGTGGCCGTACAGCTTTCATTACAGGGGTCAGAGCGAATGAGTCAATGATTAGGTATCGGTCGGTCACTCAGAAGCTTCACGAAAACTACATCAACCGCCCCCAAGGATTGCCTAAGGCCATCCCTTTAAGGTTTGCGAAAGTTATTTACGATTGGACTTCTGATGATGTTCTGAAGTTTATCACTGAAGAACACGGGGCGTCATACTGTAAGTACTATGATTACGCTATGTTGGGCGGCGCAAATCAGCGGGTCGGTACGCCTTTGTTTTCTACGGCAGCCAGAAGACTGACTGACGTAGTTAAAACTGAGCCAGAGTTCTATGATCGCCTAGTTGAGGCATTTCCTCAAATAGATACTCAGCGTCAACTTTGGGGTGAGTATGACATTGAGGCAGTTGTTGATCAGTTTGCCGCAGATGGTTGGGATGGTGTTAAAGAGTGCATTGAAACGCATTTTGGTGACGTTGACTATCGGCGTCTAGCGTTTGCTTTTGCCGACAAGTTTAGAACGTCACACAACAAAGATCCTTTTGCTTACCCGATTGATCACTTAGTAAGAACTTTGCTACTCAATTCTGTTGTCGGCAACCCGTCACCTGTCGGGCCACAAACAATTGCACATAAGAAAAGGATGAAGGCTTTCTATCAAGACATGACTGATGCCGACAGTCTTGACTTGCAAGACGATTTTAGGTTAAGTTAAGCACATGTATATTTCAGTTACTCCCGACAGAATACAGCCAGCTTTTTGGGGTTCGGTAAACTATGTTGTTGCACCGGATTTCAGAAAGCTTACAGCGTCTATTGAAAAGTTTGGGATTCTTCAGCCCATCGTATGTCAAAAGTCTACTGCATGTATTATTGATGGTTTACATCGTTGGAAGGCTGCTAAGCTCCTAGACTTGCAAGAAATTCCTATTGTAACAGTCGATGTGGATGATGTTGAAGCCGCGCTACTCCACGTTAATATGAATCGAAACCGAGGCATTGTCGTAAATAAGTTCTTGTCCGAGCTTTTACGGGAGATATTTTTTGACAACGACGTTGACCCTGAAGACTTTCAAGAGCAGTTAGGTTTAGAAGATGAAGAGTTTATGCTGCTGATGGAGGGTTCGTTAATCAAAATGCGTAAGGTTAAAGAACACAAGTACTCTCCTGCATGGGTGCCGATTGAATCAGCGACTGGTGAAAGTGTCCAGATTGAGCGTCCCACGGGTGACCCCGAGTCATTGTGATAGGAGATAGAATGGGAATGGAATTTAATGCGTATCAGGTCGGTGCTAAGACAACCGCTATTTATCCGAAGGAATCAGCGGTTGAGTATCTGACTCTTGGTCTTGCTAGCGAAGCAGGTGAAGTTGCTGACAAGGTGAAGAAGCACATTAGAGACAGCGACGGGGACTATACTGATTCAGTTTTCCGCTCTGCTATCAGTAAAGAAATTGGTGATGTGCTTTGGTATGCTGCTGTGCTTGCCTGGGAGCTTGGTATTGATCTCAACGATATTGCTAAAGAAAATATTGAGAAGCTTTTGGACCGATACGATCGGAACATGATTCAGGGGTCCGGTGATGAGCGATAAGTCATGGCTTGACTTGGGGACCCGCGTCTCTTCAGAGCAGTCTAATAACGAAATTTTACTCAAGTCCAAAGGCGATTACACTGTCACATTAAGTCCTGTCTTGATGCATGACGATGTTATGGGCAAGATCGCTACGTTCCCTAACCGCTTTATTATTAACCGAGTTAGCTTGGATCAGACTCACCGCATCATGTGGGAAGTCGTGAAGGAACGGTACTCGGTTGTACCTAACTCTAGTATTTTGGACAGAGCTAGAGATATCGTGTCTAAAGCAAACGGCGCAGCATCTTTGCATAGCTGTGGTGTGCTTGAAGAAGGCCGTAAGTTTTTTGTAGCTGTTAAGCACAGCAGCACGAACATTCTTTCTACCATGGGTGAAGATGCGATTGATAACTATATTGTTGTTATCACTTCCCACGATGGAAGCATGCCGGTGTGCTACTACAATCTGGATGTTCGTGCGGAAACTAATTCTGTGTATCGTTTTTCAACGGATGCTGATTTCAGTTTACGTAAGCGCCACACCCCTAATGAGACGATTGATCCTATGGATGCTACAGAGGCTCTTACTATGCGTCAGATATGGTCGGAGAAGTTTGATCTCATCATCAGCGACTTTACATCTTCTCACATGTCTCCTGATAAACTTTTCAAAGTTATGGAAACGTTCTGGTCAACGCAAGGTGCTTCTTCCGCTAAGAAGCGTTCTAATGCTGAAGATGTTCATGAAAGAATCAAAACGATTTATCGCCAGCCGCATAACCTGGGCAGATTTGGTGACACGAAATGGGCGGCATATAATGCTATTATGGAATACATTGATTTCCATAGAGACATTCCGCCGATTGAAGCAGCGCAGCATTCTTTGGAGCTAGACAATTACAGTCACAGGCTTAAAGTCAATGTCTTTAACGCTATCCGAGATGCGTAATCAGATTATAATCTCGATCTTTTTGCGGAGACCCATTCCAAGTCCAGCACAATAGTTGAAAGCATGGACTGTTGCGTCAACTTGGTCGTCGTGCACACGTGCTTCAGGGAACGACGATATTTCGTCTAGGAAGTCTGTGTTCCATGATGCCCGGATTAGGCGAACGTTGCCGTTTGCAACAGCGGCTGAAAGCGGCTTTGCTCTTGTTGCTTTATCGCCGGTAGCTCGCTGGCCTGTAAAGTTGTAGCCTGGGAGCACATATCGAGCGTATTGGTCAATAAGGTTTTTACCTGCAGACCCTGGCTCTTGCTCCATCATGATTGGAATTTCTGGACCGTCTTCTGCAGCCGTGGCTCGAATAAACTTTTCTACTTTATCGCCTTTAGCTCTGATCCGGCGAACGTCCAAGATGTAGAACACGCCGTTGTCGAACGCTCCGAGACAGCCTACTGTCCAGTCAGGGTCCGGGTTTGACTGTGTTGGTTCTGAGCCAGCTAAGTCCCAGAATCTGACGATTTGTGTATCGTTAGAGAACGAAGGGATCTCGCTATCGTCTATGACCTCAAAACTTTCTCGATTGAAAAGTGATCCTAGGGCGGTTGACCACCAGTCACCGAACTCAAGACGTTTTCTTTCAATAGGGTCTAGCTCTTGAAGAACTGCTCGGTAAGAGGCTGGGTCAATGCCGGGGTTATCGGTTAGCATGGAAGGGATAAAGATTCTTCCGCGGTCTTTTCCTTCAACAAGGAATCGTTGCCGTACCCAGTTAGGCGCAGGGTTTGTTGCTGCGCGCATTCTTAATGGGACTTGAGCTAGGGGGCCTGATGCTGGGCGTCGAAGGCGGGAGAACATGTAACGGTAGTCAGACTCTCTGATTTCTGTCACCTCGTCCATTCCGATGAATTGGAATTCGGAACCCTTGTATCTGAGGTAGTCGTTGACGTTGTTGAGGTAACCGAATGTTATTCTGGCTCCGCTAGGGAACGTGGCTGTGTAGCTGTTGGCGTTCCAGTGAACGTCGTCGTATTGCATGGTCCAGTCTCTGAAGCGGTCCATGAGAGCACCGGGTAGTGCAAGGTCGGCGTATGTTCGCCTAAACAGGATTGCGCTGTAACCGGGAACATCGACGTACTGTAGGGCAGCCATGATGAGGGCGCTGGATTTGCCGCCGCCTGCTGCTCCACCAAAGAGCACTTCTTGTGCGGTGCTTTTTAGGAAGACTTTTTGTGTGATCGACGGTTCTTCGATCCAATATTCGGAACGTTTCGGTTCTAAGTATTGCCGAATTTTGTTCCAGTCTGGAGTCTCGTTAGACATATGTGCTTGAATCCTTGACTATTTACCGGTAAAGTATAAACATGATGAATTTTTTTAGTCGATCAACGTGCGCCCATCTACTTATGTGTCTTTCTGTAATTCTTATTGGGCTTGGTCTTAGTATACTAAGTTTAGGGTGGGGTTTGGCAAGTGCTGGCCTTGCGTGCGGTATTTATGGATATCTCTTAGGGGCTGAATAATGGCATGGAATTCCACATCTAACAAATCACTTCGCAATATTGCTATGAATCCGGTGGAGCAGAAGGCTGCCCCCATTTCTGTTGGTGCCCCGGTTTCGTACAGTCCGTCTCTTGCGGATAATCGTGGTTATCATGATGGTTGGGATATTGTCAAGGCTTACAAAGAAGGTGTCGCTAAGGTTACTTGGGTGTTTAGAAGCATTGATGTTATTGCTTCAAATCAGGCCCGCCTTCCCATGATTTTGCGTAAGGATAATAATCCGTTTGGTGAGATTATCGAAGATGCCGATTTGTTGAAAATTTTCAACAATACTGCCAACCAGGGCGAGAATTCGTTTGCGTTTAGATACCGCTTGTCTGCGCAGCTGCTGATGAGCAGTCGTGGCGTTTTTGTTGAGATTGTACGAGGTAGAGGTGGTGTGCCCATTGCGCTTCATTTGCTACCGCCTCAGAACACTTCACCTATTCCTGATGTTCAGAAGTTTGTTAAAGGGTTTGAAGTTAAGATTAGTGCGCACGAGAAGCGAACGCTGCGTCCAGAGAATGTTATTTGGATTCGTCGTCCACACCCTCTAGATCCTTATTTGTCGATGACTCCAATGGAAGCTTCTGGTGTTGCTATCGAAGTCGAAAGTTTGGCTAAAATGTATAACAGGAACTTCTTGATTAACGACGGTCGTCCCGGCGGTCTACTTGTTCTGCGTAGCGAGATCGCTGACGAGGACAAAGAAGAGCTACGTTCCCGTTTCCGTGGCAATATCGGTAGAGCGGGCGCTGTAGGCGTTATTTCTGCGGATGATGGAGCAGATTTCGTTGATACCGCTGCTAGTCCACGTGATGCTGCTTACATTCAGATGCGTACTATTACGAAAGAAGAGATTTTGGCAGCATTTGGTGTGCCTGAGTCGATTATCGGTAACTCTTCTAACCGTACTTTCGCTAACGCTTCTGAAGAGGGTAAGGTTTTCTGGATGGAAACCATGTCTCCACACTTGGACTTGATTGCACGATCGTTCGATAAGATTGATCCTACTTACTACATTGATTTCGATACCGGCAATGTTCCCACGTTGGTTTTGGCTAGTCAGGAGCGGGCGATGCATCATTTGTCAGAGTTCCAGCAGGGTCTAATTAGTGTGAATGAGTATCGTCATTCGGTGGGCCGTAAGCGTGTTGATGGCGATATTGCTGATTCGTTGTTGGCTAACCCGAATCAGACGCCGATTGCGAATACTGAGAAGACGCAGGAGGAGATTGCTGCTGAGCAGGAGGAAGCGGCTGCGGCTGAGGGCGGTGCAGTTCCGACTAGTATTGCTCCTGGCGGCGGCGCTCCCGGGGCAGGTGTTGGTGACTCGTTGGATGCCCAGAGGTCTGCTGCGTTTAGTCAGGATGTTGCCGAGTTTAGTCCTGAGGTCGGCGGGTTTGTTCCTGCTGGTACTGTGCAGGGTACTGATAATATTGAAGCTCCTGCATCAAGAGTTCCTAGCGAATCCGCACTATAGTTTATATAATTACCCTTTTTTGAGTTTATATAAATACGCTCAAGTATCAACCGTCGCCCCGATAACATATACTCAGGGCGCTCTTAGACCTTAAGGAGAGACATGACTTCTGTCGTTATGGAAAACGCATCAGAAAAGGAAGCCGACTTCACTTTTAAGGCGATTTCAGGTCAGATTGGCATTGATAAAGCTGAAGGTATTGTCGAAGCGTTTGTTTCAGGCATTGGTAATCGCGATTCAGTTGGCGATATTGTCATTTCTGGGGCTTTTAACGAATCTTTGAAGCGTCGCAAGCCCAGAGTGGTGTGGGGCCACGACTGGAATCAGCCTATTGGTAAAGTTCTGGAGATTTACGAAGTTTCTAGAAATGATCCAAGACTGCCTGAAAAGATGAAAAATGCTAAGATTGGCGGACTCTATGCAAAGGTTCAGTTTAACCTAAACACTGAACGTGGTCGTGAAGCGTTCGCAAATGTTGCATTTTATGGAAATGAGCAAGAATGGTCGATTGGTTACAAAACATTAACCGCCGATTATGATGCTATGCAAAAAGCAAACATGCTTAAAGAAGTTGAATTATACGAGATTTCTCCCGTACTGCACGGAGCTAACCAGCTAACCGGCACTATTTCTGTAAAAGACGACGAAGAAGGTACAGTGACAAAAATGCACATGGATGACAGTGAAATGGACAAACCATCAAACAGAGCGGACGCAATGTCATCAATGATTGGCAGCGCCCTTTCGCAAGCTCTTCGTAAGCCGGTAAAAATTATCAGTGTTGACGGAAACTCCGTAATCTTTGAAACTGGTGAGGACATGGCATGGATGGCCACGTTCTCTATGGACGGCGACAACCTTATGGTTGGGAAGCCTACCAGAGTAAAGCCGACTGTATCGTACACTCCGGTTGGCGATTCGGCTCCGCCTTCGATGATGGTGAAAGGTCCTGAAGAGAAGGACGCTGAAGAGCCTGATGGTATTCGTGACGCCGAGGATGAGCACGGTTCGTGGGCGACTCCAGACATTGCTTTGGCATGGTCGAAGACGTTTGGTTGTTCAGGTGTTCATTCACATGGTGGCGGCTATCTTCCTTGCGACACGCACGAGGAGTACCTTGAGGCCCTGAAGCGTTTTGATGGTAACGCTAACATCAATGTTCACAATAACTACTTGGCTGGTGTAGAGGTTGAAGAGGCCAAGGATGCTACCGGCGGTTGCTCTTGCGGCACCGAAGAAAAGGGTCACGGCTACGGGGAGTCAAAGAAGCCCGAGTACCTCAAAGATCCCATGGCGCTTCTTTTGATGGCTTACAACGAGATGTTGAAGCTTCGTGGTGCTGGCGAGCTTCGTGAGGCCACGCTTGAGCTTATTGCTGGCGTTGAGGATTATCTGACTGAGGCTCCGATGTCTCGTCCGATGGAGCAGGGCGAAAAGTCTGTTTCTGGTTTCGTGGTGCACGTTAAGTGTTCTGATGATGAAGCTCTTGATGTTTCGTCGGCGCTTTCTCCTGTGCCTGTTTTCTCCTTCAAGACAGATGAGGGTGTGGATGTTCACTTCTCTACGAAGATGGATCATGATGAACTTATGGTTAAGGTAGCGGATTCTTTGGCTACTTTGGAATTTGTTCCTAGCATTAGCATTACTGAACCCATTGACACCGATGAGGGTGCTCAATAAGATACTCTATAAAGGATTTAGGAGTTTATAATGAGTGAAAATCTTAACGAAGACCTTCAGAAGTTTGAAGAAATTCAGGCGATGTTGGACGGTGAAGAGAAGGGCATGCATGAGGACGAGAAGGGTTCGCCTTCTGTTTTCATGACTGATATCCGTTTCAAGGAGATGCAGGATTCTGGTGAGCTGATTTCTGAAGAGGCGTTTGCTGAGCTTTCGGAAGAAGAGCAGATGCTTATGGAGAAGGTTCTTGTCATGGACGAGAAGGGCGAGACTCCTATGGGGTGGATGTTCCGTTTCAAGTCGGAAGATGATGAGGAGGCCGAGGAAGAAGCCGAGGAAGAGGCCGAGGAAGAGGCCGAGGAAGAAGCCGAGGAAGAGGCCGAGGAAGAGGCCGAGGAAGAGGTCGAGGAAGAGGCCGAGGAAGAAGCCGAGGAAGAGGCCGACGAAGACGAAGATGAAGAGGTTAACGAAAAGGCTGCAGTAATTATGTCAATGATGCGTAAGCCTAAGAACGATAAGCCTTCAATTTTCTTGACCGATTCTCGCTTCAAGGAAATGATGGATGAAGGCGAGCTGGTTTCCGATGAAGATTACGAAGGTCTTGATGAAGATGCTAAGGGAGCGTTTGAAGTTGTCGATGTTTACGAGGAAGGTACCGGCAAGGGCTATGGTAAGCGTTACCGCCGCCGCAGCCCTCTTGAGCTGAACGCTATGCGTAAAGCCCAAGATGAGAACGCTGTTGAAGATCTGTTCGAAACTGCCGATGAAGCTATGGAACGTGCCGAAGCTCTTGGCTGCGAAGGCACACATCGTGCGGGCAAGATGTTCATGCCATGTGCTTCCCATGATGAGTGGATGGAGTTGAGCAAGAAAGAAATGGCTGCTAAGAAAGAGCGTGAAGCTGAGCAGGCTGAAGCTGCTCGTGCAGCCAGACAAGCTCAAGCAGCCCAGGCTGCTCAGCAGCAGGCGCAGGGCGCTGGTCCTGCTCCCGCTCAGGCCCCTGCACCTGCAGGAATGCCTGGAATGCCTGAAGAGGGTATGAAGTCAGACGACTTCCTTTGCGGATTTAGCCGCAAGTCAGTTAATCAACCGTGCGAATTTTGTCAAGGAGGGTGTATGCCTACCGAAGATCTCCCTGGTTTAGGAGATATTGAGTCCCAGGTCAAGTCACTACATGAAGGTTCAGAAGTTGTTGGGTCTGGTTACTCAACTGCAGACGATATCTTTGTTGTCGATGTTAAGCGTGCCGATGGTTCGTGCATTCAGGTTTTCCTGTCCGGTGAGGGCGAGGAGATGGGCTGGCTGCGCATTGATGAAGATGAGATTGATGCTAAGTCTGGTGAGCTTCAGGACATTGTATCTCAGGTCGATGCTGAGGATGCTGCCGTTAAGGCTCTTGAAGATCTTGACATCAAGGGCGACGTGATGGGTGTTCTGGTCGATGTGTTTGCCAATCAGGACGTGTATGTCGTTGAGGTTGACACTGACGAGAAGAGCTACGATGTGTTCGTTTCTCCTGAGGGCAAGGTCCTTGGCTTTGATGAGTACGAAGTCGAGAATCCTTTCGACTACGACTTGAATGAGGAAGATGAACTGAAGGCTCTTGAGGCTGAGCTTGAGATCAAGCGCATGTACTCTCGTGAACAGCGTGAGGCCATGGCTGAGTCGGGCGACGCTCTTCCCGATGGTTCTTTCCCGATTGCGGATGCAGCGGATCTGGACAACGCTATTCAGGCTTACGGTCGTGCCAAGGACAAGGCTGCGGCTAAGGAGCACATCATGAAGCGTGCTAAGGAGCTTGGCAAGGAAGACATGATTCCTGCTGATTGGAATGAGGAAGAGCCTGAGGCTCCTGAGGCGGCTGCTGAGGCTCCGGCTGAGAAGGAAGAAGACGTTGAGCTTATCAACGCTTTGGCTGAATTCCAGAACATGCTCGATGGTGAAGATTTGGCCTGATCCGGAAGGGGTTGCAGCTTATGAGACCCGCTCGCTTAGAGCAAGTAATTAGTCAGGCAAATGAGGCGTTATTTAATGTAGGCAGCAATGCTGTTGTAGGCGATAGTTGGCACAAAGATACGGTAAAATACTTTTATCAGGATGATGTGCTTGTAGAGTACGTCCCCTTGGACGATGGAAAGGCTTCTGACGATGGAAACTGAAACTCCTGAAATCGGACCTTATTTTTCTAAGGTTGGTCCTGAAATTGGCCCTAACGCCGATCAGTTAACTGCTTTAACTCGTGGCCGTGGCCCTCGTCGTGGCAATCTTGAAGATCTGCTGAAGTACTGGCGTCCGATCATGAAGAAGCCGGGTGGCTTCCGTCGATGTGTCGTCATCTTGATGGACAAGCCGCAGTTTGGCGGTAAGCCTCAGCGTGTTTGTGCTTGGCTTCACCACGAGTTGACTGGTAAGTGGCCGAATGAGGGCAATCATCATGGCCGTGGCGGTAAGGGTAAGCGTAAGCGTCGTGGTAAGTTGACTCGTCGTGTTCGTTCTGCTGCTAGAAAAGCGAAGTCTGTTGATTTGAGTCGGCCAGAGTATTCTGGTTCTTCTTTGCGTTATGCTGTTAGTGAGTCTCGTGCTTATGGTGGCATTTTGGTTCAGCCTATTGCTGGCCGTCAGAATGTTGTTGACATGAAGGCTGCTATTTTTAGGCAGTATTTAGATACGCCTGTTGCTGTTGAGAATGACGATATTTCGGTTAAGCGTGTAGGTATTTTTGGTTCTAACAGTCGTTTTGGTCAGGCAGCGCAGGCTGTTGGTTCTACGCTCGCTCCTGGCAACACGAGTGTTGTTACTAGTCCTGGCCGTTCTGCTGTTTTCCGGACGTTAACTCCGGGCGGCGGTAGTGGCCGTGGTCGCCGTTTGGCGGGTGCTGGTCGTCGCTTGTTGGGCCGTTCGGGTCGTGGTGCCCGCAACCGGTTCCGTTGTCCGCCTGGGTTTGAGAACGGCGGTACGTTCACGGATCGCCGTTTCAGTACTTGTGGTGCGCAGATTCTTGGTATCCCGAACTTTGGTCCAGGGTCACTCCTTGGCGGTACGGGTCGTGCGCTCGCCCGGTTAGCTAGGAACGCTGAGCTTATTTCGAGTATTGGCGATTTGCGGACTCAGAAAAACCCTGGCGTCTTTATTCGCTCAGCGCAGATTCCGTCAACTCCGAAGAAAGTAAATGTTACTGCTAGAGCTTCCGGCGTGAACACTATTCTTAACGCCATTGGTGATACTCGTTGGAATATTCGAGTTTCCAAGCGGGACGGCGTGATTCTAGAACCCGTAGCCGGTTTGAGTTTCTTCGCTAACCAGACAGGCGACTTTGACGATGTTGTCGATGGTTCTCTAGTTGTGAGAAACACTGATGCTTCGTTTGACACTCCAGAAGTCATTGAAGCGGTACAGTCTTTGAACGCTGGTTTTAAAGACGTATACTTTGCGATTCCTGAGGTTGGTGTTGTTCGTTTCGGCAGGGAAGGCGGCGAGCTTACTCCTGCGGAACGTACGTCTTTAACTCGTACGTTACCTACCCGTATTTCTCGTGACGCTGACATTGACCCGACTGCTGGTCTCCGAGGCTTCGCTGACGATTCTGGCGGCAAGTTCGTTGTCGAGTTCGGTAACCTCAACGAGCAGGGCCGCTTTAATGTGGAACAGACCGATAATACGCTGGTTAAGGTACAGGGTCCTGGGGGCACAGTTCGTCAGGTTCCTCAGTGGGTTTATGAAACGTTCTTGTCTCGTTCTGCGCCACGTCGTGCTAAGGATGAACCGATCTTTGAGCTTGTTCCGGAGGGCAAGTCCGTAAACCCTTTTTTCATAACCGCAAAGGCGGTCCAACCCGATACACTCTATAAGGAGTATCAGGCGGACGTTGCGTTTAAGGTAGACGCCTATAAAGATCAGGCGTATTTGGGCGGTGTGAATTTTAAGCGTGTTCGTCCTGGCGGTGTTCCTTTGCGTCGGGCGTTGGGTGGGTTTGCTTCGGCGTTGGCGTTTTTTGATCCTTCGATTAGTCGTTATCGTTGTCCCCCTGGTTTTACTGGTGGTGGGCAGTTGACGAATGTTCGGGGTTCTACGTGTGGGCGTAGTTTGAGTTCTCCGGCAATGTTGGCTTTGGGCAAGTTGCAGGATGCTCGTGGTAAATTTTCGTCTTTGAGGCGTGATCGTTCTCGGATTGGTCGTGTTGATTTTGATGCTGATGCGCTTGATGAGGATAGTTTTAGGGCGGCAGTTCTGACGTTTCAGACGGATGTTGAGGACGCTACGGAGAGTTTTCTTCGCTGGTCTAGAAATCTGCCGGATGTCGATGAGTTAGAGCGCTCGGATTTGGTGAATCTTCCTCCGTTGACTGATGCTGATCGGCGGGCGTTTGAGATGGTGTCTAGGAAAATTTCAGTGGCTTTGGGTGGTTTTTCTTATGATGTTCGTGACCTTGAGTCTGTAGATGAGCCGACTTGGAATGCTTTGGTTGATGCATTGCAGGATTTTGCGACGGTTGAGGCGCAGCGTCAGCTTTACTTAGAGAAGTATGGTCTGGATAATTGGCCGGGAACAGACCCTAGGTCAATTGATACGGATATTGTGAATCTCGCTAGAGAATTAGCAGGTGTTACTGATGGTCGGGTAGTTACGCGAGTTGATGATGTTACTGAAGAGGGCGCTAATGTTGTGTCGTCTATTGATCAGGCTTTGGAAACTGCTGAAGCTTTGTTGGATGCGAATGGTCGGGATGAGTTGTGGAGCGTTACCGATCTTTTTGAGTATGATGAGTTGGTCCATGACTTATCAGATAGGTCTGATGTTATGGATACGTCGCCGGAGTTTTTACCTCGGTTAAACGATGCTTTGTTTTCACAGTTGCGAAAGTATGATGAGAAAATTGATGAGGATCCAGATAGTCTTTCGTTAGAAGAGTATGGGTATTTGTTGTTTTCTTTGAGGAAGTTTCGCTCTTCTCATGCTGGCACTAATGCTACCAATAAACAAATAGACGATCTGGGTCGGGTTGTTAGTAATACGTATTTGGATAAACAGCGTCGAGAGTTTGGTGAGTTAGATTTGCCTCTTTCTGAGAGATCTGACGATGCGCTGGTTTATGTGATGGTTGCCGGAGATTCTGAGTATGGTGATATAACTGTTGATAAGGCTGAGAATGCGTTTATACAGGGCAGAATAGAGGCTTTGAAAACAGCGCTGTCCGAAGTCGGGGTTGATCCTGACAAAATTTCTGATACTCGTTATGAGATGGCTGTAGTTCATATGCTTAATAATGTTAACTCTGGCGTGCAAATTGAAACTTTACTTCCTAGTGCTTTGTCTGGTGATGAGAGGCAAGTCTTTTCGAATGAGTTTTCTAAGACTAATCGCTATATCAGAAACATAATTAAAGGGCAGCGTAGTGCTTTAATCGCCCAAAAGCAGGGCCGGGACCTTGATAATTTTTACCGAATGTTTTTGACATCGAACGGAAACGTTGAAGCTATTGTTTCTGATATGCCCGAGGACGTTTATGAGAATACTTTAGAGGCTGTACAGGGGCTAATGGACAGTTTAGCTGGAGTATACGAGGCAAGTGAAAATTGGGCGACTTTACGCGGTCTAAGATCCAGAATGAAGAATGCTCGTGAGAATATGCGTCTGCGAATTATAGGAGAAATTAGTTATCTTACTGATGACCCAGAATTGCTGCCTGACCGTAGTGGTATTCCTGGGTGGCTTGTTGGTTTTAGAAACCGCCAAAAACAGGGTATGACGGAGATAGTGCAAGCCGGTCTTAAAGACTTGGATCAATCGGATTACGATATTGTGGATTTGAGTAACAATGAAACAACTCGACAAGCAGTTGTGCGGCTAAATAGGGAAGGCAAGTTTAGGGAGTGGACGAACAAATTGTTATTTGCGTCGGACGCTGTTGAGGCTGAACGTGATCCCAGTAAGCGTAGTGTAGTAGCTGAGTTTAGAGTACGTGCTGATGATGGTGAAGAGTTTCTTATTAAAATTGATAATGTAATTTTTGACGAAGGGTATCCTGATGAAGAAGCCTCTATAATTCAGTTCCAGTCGTATTTCTATGCTACTGTGATTGATAAAGACGGCAATGAAGTAATTCGTGAGCTTATTGTTTCGGATAGGTCTTCTAAGGCTAACGTTGTGAGAAAGATGTACCCAGAAGGAGAAGTAGAGAACGAGTTGATTGCTGTCAATAGTTACCAAGGTAAGTTTGGGTACGAAATTATTTTGCCTGACGGACGTACGCTTATGTTAGATAATAGAGGTAATGGAATTGCAGATAAATTGAATCAACGCTTTATGGCAATGTCTGCTGTGGCTGGAATCAAGAAACATACGTTAGAGGCGGCTTGGGACGGTCAATATGTTTGGCCAAGGCGTGGCGTGCGTTCATCTAACAAAGAAGTGATTAAGAATCTTGATAAAGCGTTTAATAGGCTAGTTGCTCAATACGACCGTGCTAAAGAATCTATTGCTGCTGGTCGAAGATTAACTGGGCAAGAATCTATGGCGTGGTTGATGTTTAATGGTGATGATAAAAAACGTGACCGTGTTGCAATGTTACTTAACTTTAACTTCGGGTTAGGTGATGATGACCCTAACACCGTTTTTGAGTGGGCACAACACACTGAATTTATTCATGCTTTAGAGGCAGAAGCAGATAGTATTCATGAAGTAATGATTCGGTCTTTTTTCAAGGGATCTGGTACCCCATTAAGCGGTGATAAATCAGATCAACGCTTTGTAGACCGTGTTAATAGCTTGCTGCCTGAAGGGTCTCCCAGTAGACTAGTTTCTGTAAACGACTTACAGTACGAAGGTTTCGTGACACGGTTTTTACCAGACGAAACCGGTATTGGTCCTTATGTAATAGGTAGGGCAGTTTTAGATTTTTCTGTTGCAGATATTGATGGGGCAGGTTGTAAAGATGGCTGACTTTTTCGTACAGAACAAAGTGACTAACAAAATAATTGAGCAGATTTCTGAGAAGATGTTCTGTGAGGTTACTCCTAAGCGTCCACGTACACCTAATGGTGTGGCTCAGCGTTACAGCCCGAACTATAGTTCGGATATTGATCCGTATCGTAAAGCGAACGGTGCGCCTACTGTTGTGAGTGTGGCTGAGGGTAATACTACGATTGGTGATATCGAGTCGGCTGTGGCGCATGTTTCTGGCCAGAATGGGCCGCTGTCTGCGGTACCTGACGAGTTTTTAGCTGACACTATTCTGCGTGACCTTGCTACTGAAGGCCAGGATAGGTTTGAAATCATTTCGGTCCGTGAGACCACGGATGGTGTTGATGGTATTTTGAAGTTTCGAGATACTGTTACTGGGATGGTGTATGGCTTGAAACATCATGAGGGCAGCGACGCTTTAGATGATGCTGGGCAGGTAGAAATTTTGGTTTCTCGGGTAGCTGAGGAGTTTGGTTTTGCTCAGGGCCGCATGCGGGTTGCTAGCGGTATTGGCGATAATGGTTCGTTTGCGGTTTTGATGGAGATGCCTGATTCGGTGGTGGCTGGGGATACTCGTGATTTGCGTCCGGAGATGAGTGTATCTCAGGCTGATACGGATGATGTGGTACGTTTGGCTTTGATGGATTTTGTTTTGGCTAACCCGTCTCGCAGTCCGTTAGATGTTATTGGCTCGTCAGATGATGAAGGCATGAGTTTGCATCCGGTTCCTGATTCGGGGGCTTTAATAACGAATGTTGGTTTGAGGGATCGGCAAGCATTAGAGAGCTTTGTTGCGGATGCTATGGATGCGAATCATCCTGCTTTGCTTGAGTTGCGTAAGCGTTTGGAAGATCCAGAGCGTCGTGAAGAAGTTATTGAGTCGCTTCGTCGTCTGCGTGCGGAGCTTGTGCAGCAGGGCACTGATGGTGGTCTTCGTAAGTTTAATGCCGACACGCTTAGCTTAGAACGCTCTGCTAGTTTTGAGCGTATGAAGGGTAAGCGTGATGCTGTTTCGGATCGTATGGCTACGGTGCGTTTGACTGATACGGATGAGTTGGTTTCTTTGTTTGAGGGTGCTACGGCTCGGCCTCGTCCTGGGGCTACTGTTGTGGGTCGGCAGAACCCTGGCAGTCCGGCGCTTGTTAGTCAGGAGTTTGCTCAGCTAACCCCTAAGCAGCGGGCTGCGACGTTGAATGGCATTTTGCAAGAGATGCCTCATTTAGAGAGTGTTTTGGAGTTAAGCGATCTTACGAGAAAGAAGACAGGAAAGAAAGTCCGGACTGAAAAAAGAGGCACACTTAAAAATTTGACGGATGATCAGGTTACTGAGGCGTTAGATAGGGTTTTGCAGCATTTTGAAGATAACATTGATTATTTGTTGGCGCAGTCTCCTCCTGATGCGCCGGGTAGGTCGATGTTGGCGTGGGATGTTGATGAGGGCCGTTATGTGTTGACGCCGGAGGCTAGGGTGACGCAGGCTTGGTATGGTGTGGCTAATAATTTGGCTGGCAAGATTTCTGATGAGTCTGGTGTTCGTCCTGAGTCTGCTGCTGCCGTTTTAGCTGTTTTGTCGGCGTCGTCGGATTGGCGTGATAATGTTCCTTTAGCGATTAATAGTATTAGGGTTTGGGCTGAAAATCCTACGATAACTGCTGCAGACGTTGAAGTGATGCGTAGAGCTTACATAGATGCTAAAAACAGCAGTTTGAAAGAAAGAAAGAAAAGAGGTGTTGATGTAACTGCGGATAGAGAGCTTCTTAAAAGATTAGACAACATGCCTGTAGAAGAGTATTTGTCTTTAATGGACGGGAAGCTGGATGTTCCGTTGCATGAGCAAGATCCGTTGTTTGTGTCGCATTACATCAGATCAAGGGCTGCTAAAAACGCTGATGGTAGTGATTTGGGTCGTGTAGATTTGATTCCGTCTGAGGCTGGCGATGGCTCTTTCGATATGGTGATGATAGAAGGTGTTGCTGCCTCGAATTCACATTCAGCTAGTACTTTGATTATTCCATCAGATATGCCAGAAAGCGAGTACAAGCTAGAAACTAAAGAAACGAAAGTTGTTAACGCTAGTTTGCAGGTTACTCCTGATGGCTTTATTTCCGATGTGACGCTAAGCAAAGAACCGGGAAGTAAGCAGCATCGAGATTTGATGGCGAAGGTAACTAAAGGTGCTGATCGTTCTGCCGTTTTTCTTTCTATTGAGGCACAGCCTGAGCTTCATAGTTTTTATGAGAGTCTAGGGTTTGTGGTTACTGAAGAGACAGGTAAGGGCGGTGTTCCTATATTGCGTCGTGAGCCTGTTAAATTAGGTAACTATTCGTTTGACAAAATCGCTAGAATTTTACAAGGTGATGCAAACAATACCGATTTAGATACGACGGCTTTTGTAGAGAGGTATATTTCACCTAATTTAGGCGAATACGCTAAGGTAAGGTCTTTCTATAACAATATTGCTGATCCTGCTGACACTCAATGGGCAAGCCTAACAGCGGACACGCATCACTTTAACGCTGTGTCTTTGATCCCTATAGGGTCAACAGGGACTCTTCATGCGGGCTACATTGATAACAACGGCAACGAAGTGCTACCTAACAATCCTCGTCCCTATACTGACACCGTTCTTCCTAAGAATAACCCGTTTATAGGTAAAATGTTTGATACGAACAAAACTATAGGGTTTAGTGGTTCGTATTGGCTAGCGAGGGAAGCCGCTCTACGTAAAGCGCAAGAGTATGGCATTCTTCCACGAGAGATGCAGTCAATCTTGTGGGAGCACCAGCGACGCATGTGGGTTGATCAAAAACTGAAGACTGGAGTCGGTGACGCTATTCTAAGAGAAATTAGGCAACTAGCCCTCAATGGTGATAGCATAGGTGAAGAAGAGTTTAGAAAGTTGTATCAGCGTAAGTATGATGAGGCCATGCAAGGGTGGGAAAGCGCACCGGGTCCTCCGGCTGTTCTTGAAGATACCAGAGGGTTCTTAGAAGGGTTACAGTAATCATGGGAAAACTTAGCAAAGAATCGTATGTCGAAGTAGATTATTCTGATTTTTCAGCTACAGCCGCTGCTGAAGCAGAACTGGAAGAAGAAGAGTTCGGTACAGGTAAGCCTGTGGACTATCCGAACTTGATTGCTTTTTTTAGAGAGACCGGTGATGAAGAGTACGCTAGATTTTATGAGGGACTGTTAGAAGCGCAGGGTGATGACGATGGCTAAACGATACAATTTTTCTTACGACAACAAACCGTATGGTTACGTTGTGTTTGACAATCATCAAATGATTGACATGCAATTTTATGATCCTCAACTACACTTAGATATGACTCAATGGGCAGAAGGTAAAAATTTCACTAGCATCAGAGACCTAGTGGGCCGTGGTGCAGCCATGTGGAACATTGAAGAGGTTAACGTATGAACGAGACATACTACAAGACAACAGATGATGCTTTCGTTATTATCCGGGTACAGGACCCTCGGTCGGCTGAGGCGCATTCAACTATGCATAGTCAGGCCAAGGTTGATCGTGCGTTTGCCGAGATAGAGAAGCTTCGTCCACTTGATGTTCCCATGTTTACTGAGCAGCGTCTTAGGTTCTTCTTTCCTGATCTGTCTGAGATTGACAGATCAGAGTATTCTGAGGCGTACACAAACATTGATGAGTTTAACGCTAAGGCGATGCTGACGAAGCAGCGCATTGAGGCCATGCCTGATGGCGAGTTGGCGGATTACATCTTTTTCTTTTCGATGAATACTCGTTTGATGACACCTGCCGATGTTGATGCTTTTATGGAAGCTATCTTTTTCGGTTGGGACATTAATATCAACATGCCCGGGGCGGAAGCGGATATTGACGACGCTACGCAGCGAGAGATACTAGAATATAGTTATGCGATACTGAACAAGGTTGAGAAAGAGCAAAACCCTAAGTACGCTTATGACTTTATCAAATTAACCGGCGGGACGGTTCCTAGCGAACAGCGAGGAAAGTGACATGGCTAAAGATCCATTAGAAGACCAAACTGTCCCTACAGAAAAGATGGCGAAAGAGCTGTCGAAGATTTTGGGTTGTTCTGGAGCGCACAAAGTGGGTGAAGATGCTTGGGGGCCTTGTGAGTCGCCTAAGGATTTGAAGAAGCTGATCCGGGTCGGTAACCCTGCTTTTCGTGAGTGGAAGAAGCGGCAAGAGCAGAAGAAAAACTTCTACGACTTTTTAGAGTTGAAAGCGAAGGGTAAAGGGAAGAACAAGTTCCCGACTCGTGAAGCTGCAGAACAGGCCGCAAGTAAGATGGGGTGCGCCGGTGCACATCAGACCCGGCAAGGGGTTTGGGCGCCGTGTATGACTCCTGAAGATTACAATGCGGCTCACGGCCATTTGAGTGTTGGGGGTTCTCCGGTTTTGCGTTTGAAGCGACCAACTCGTCGTGTGGCTACAGATTTGCGGGCTTGGGAGAAACTTCGTGAGCGTGGCCCACGTGGTATTGAGACGTTGCCGGGTGGGGGTTTGGTCTCGGCTAAATCCGTGACAGCTTCTGATTCGTTCACTCCGACGAAAGGTATGGTTGCGGAAGCGAAGCGTGCGTTGGAGTGGCGTAAAGAATTTAAGCGTGGCGGTACTGCTGTAGGTATTGCTCGTGCTAGAGACATCGCTAACGGTAAGAATCTTCCGTATAAGACGGTGAAGCGAATGAAGGCATTTTTTGATAGACACCAGTCTGACTCTAAAGCTGACGGGTTTAGGCCAGGAGAAAAGGGCTTTCCTTCTAACGGTCGAATTGCTCACGCTTTGTGGGGTGGCGATGCGGGATATACATGGGCGAAGAATATTGTGGCTCGTGTAGAGGGCACTGAGAAGTCGTTTAATTCGATTGAGGAAAAACGTTTCTATACTCGTGCTCGCCGGATGGAGTATACGAAGCGTGGTTGGGCGTTGCCTGATGGTTCGTTCCCGATTCGTGATGTTGGGGATTTGCGTAACGCTATCCAGGCTTACGGTTTGGGCAAAGACGCTGAAGCAGCGAAAAAGCATATTATGAAACGTGCTCGTGCTTTGGGCCGTACCGAGTTGATTCCTGAGAATTGGAAGACTCGCCAAAAGGCTGCTAGACGTTATGGTCCGAATGATCCTAAGACGCCTGCGAAGCCTTCGGAACGTATCCGCGGGTCTAGACGAAATAAGCCAGGGACTGCTTCTAATACTCGTGGCGGGATTGAACTCTCTGCTGCGGTTGAGGCTTCATTGAAAAACAAGGTAAAAGAGCATAATGAGAAGATGGAAAAGCGTAACAAGACTGAACGCAAGGTGACGTTAGGTATGCTTAAGGCCGTGTGGCGTAGAGGTGCCGGTGCTTTCTCAGCTACTCACCGTCCGAAGATGGGCCGTCAGCAGTGGGCGATGGGCCGTGTCAACGCATTCTTGAAACTTGTGTCTAGCGGTAAACCGTCGAATCCTAAGTACACGACCGATAATGATCTTCTCCCTAAGAAACATCCACGTAGAACTAAATCCTAAGCTAGTGGATTTCATTTTTGCTATACATTAGACTATTACTTGTAACAGTAGCTGTAGAAACTTAGAAAAGTTCCCGTGGTTTACTTTACGTTGATGATAGCATAATATTTGACCGGTGTTACCACATTGTGTTGGGTCGCCTGTCATTAGACAGTAAACATGTTAAATACCTTAAGGAGATAAACATGAGTTTTGATGAGAGTCGGCTCAACGAGGTCAAGACTGCTCTGTCAGCTAAGATGGCTGAGCAGCAGGAGATCGTTGACTCGATGCAGGTGGAAGGCACCACTGTTATCGCAGATGCGGAAAAGAAGGCTGCTTTCCAGTCAAACATGGCTGAGATCAACGAGATGAAGGGCCTCATTGAGGGCATCACTTCACTTCGTGACGTTTCAGCTTGGTCCTCAGAGGCCGAATACAAGTCAGTTGCTGCTGAGGTAGCTGCTGGTGTTGAGCGCGAGGTTGCTGCTCAGCGTAAGTCAGTTGGTGAGTCTTTCCTTGCTTCTGACGAGTTTAAGTCACTTCAGGGCGGCAAGGCTGGCGTCAACATGGTTGCGCCTTTCCAGGCTAAGTCACTTTCCCAGAAGGACATTTACTCAGGTCTGCCCACGGGCGATCCTGATGCGTTTGGTGCGGTTGAGCGTGACGGCATTGTCCCGATTGCTCAGCGTCGTAGCCGTGTCCGTGACCTGTTCCCGGCACGTACTACTAACGCTGCCGTAGTTGAGTACTTCCGCCAGACTGGCTTCACGAACAACGCTTCAGTTGTTCCGGAGTACTCCAGCGGTAACTTTGGTGCGAAGCCTCAGTCAACGATGACCTTCGTTGGTGAGCAGGCTCCGGTCCGTACCATCGCTCACTGGGAAGCTGCCCACCGTAACGTTCTTGCCGATGAGCCGCAGCTGCGTTCAATCATCGACAACGAGCTTCTTTACGGTCTTCGTCTTCACGAGGACGAGCAGATCCTGAACGGTGCCGGTACTGGTGAGGACCTTACTGGTGTCCTCAACACCTCAGGCATTCAGACCTATGCATGGTCAGATGGTGAAACCTCACCTGTTGCTGACACCAAAGCCGATGCTCTCCGTCGTGCGGCTACTCTGGCATACCTTGCCTACTACGAGCCGACCGGCATCATCGTCCACCCGTCAGATTGGGAAGACATCGAGCTGACCAAGAACTCGCAGGGCACCTACCTGCTTGCTATGTCAGTTGCCGGTGGCGCTGAGTCACGTGTCTGGCGTATCCCCGTCATCGACACTCCTGCTATTGCTTCAGGTACCGCTCTTGTTGGTGCTTTCGGTACTGGCGCTCAGCTTTACGACCGTGAGGCTGCTACGATCCGTATTTCGGAGCAGCACTCAGACTTCTTCGTCCGCAACGCCATCGTGGTGCTTGCTGAAGAGCGTCTGGCCCTCGCTGTCAAGCGCCCGGAGTCGTTCGTCAAGGTCACCTTCGACGCCGAGCCGAGCTGATCCTAGTCCCTTCGGGGTAGTTGGATAAGTTGAGAACCCCCGGTCCTTTGGGCCGGGGGTTTTCTTATTTACCTCTTGGTGGAGGGCCTTTGCTATAATAAGCCCATGCCTATATTCGATGACGACGACATTCCGTTCCCTGCGTGGACGCAGCATGACGTTGATTTGTTGGAGGCGATTAATCCGTTTCTTCTGTACGGATTGACGAATGTTGTCGAATACCTTGTGACCCGAAACGGCATGGTTGATAACGAAAAGTTTGATCTGCTGTTGTTGATGCATGCTGTGGCGAATAAAGATTCCAGAGAAGACATGTATTCGTTGGATGAAACTGAGGCTGTTATTGGGGTGGCTAGCGAGTTTTGTTTAGTTGACTGTTTGTATGATCGTCAGTCTCTTGAAGCGTTAGAGTTGCAGGATAACGGGGTGTTGTTTCTTGCTTTGAACGAGTCGAATGGTGCTGCTTTGGACGCCGCCGTCTGCTTGTCAGGGAGATCTTCCTCCATGTTTAGATACGATGCTGTTCGGCCTTCGTTGGCGTTGTTTGGTGAGTGGGAAACTATTTCTGGAGAGATATTGAAAGCCTTGTTGACTATGGGGCAGACATCCACTAAGATAGGTTTCCTAGTCGAATACTTGAAGGCTAGTAAGAATATACCTCTAGATGATTTGTTACTGATTGGAATTTTGTTAAAGCTTGCAGAAGTTGGTTTGTTTAACATCTATTTAGATAACGAATCAGATGGAGTTCTTTCCATAAACACTCAAGCGGCGGGCATCTTCTTGTTGTTCTCCAACAGAGAAGAGTTAGCTAGGCGGCTAGCTGAGCTGACAGAATAATCTGTAGCAAATAGGTTTGATTTCTTCCAATCTCGTGATAACTTGACGCCGGAAGCTACATCAGCCCCCCTAGAATACTAAAACCACCTCTTTTCAGAACATCACTACACCACAAGGAGAACGTACTGTGGACCCCTTTTTTATTTCCGACGACCATGCCGCCTCATACGCCGACAAGATGCCTCCGTGGGGATTTAACGGATTAGGCTATATTGTTTACAAGCGAACCTATGCCCGTCCTATTTTTGAGGGCGACACAATTGTTCGTACTGAGGAATGGCACGAAACGATTCAGCGTGTCGTTAATGGCGCTCAGGATATTGGTGCGCAGTTGTCGGAAGATGAGGCTGTCCGTCTCTATGACTACCTGTTCAACTTGAAGGCTTCTGTTGCTGGTCGCATGCTTTGGCAGATGGGTACCCCGAACAACAAGCGTTTGGGTGGCGACAGTCTGGTTAACTGCTGGTTTGTTGATGTTCAGAAGCCCACGGATTTCTCTTGGGCCGTAGAGCGGCTGATGCTTGGCGGCGGTGTGGGCTTCTCTTGTGACCAGCCTGAGCGTTTGGGCGTTGTTCGTTCAGCTTGGGTTGAGCATCATGACGCTGACGATTCTGATTTCATCGTACCTGATACCCGTGAGGGTTGGGGCGAAGCAGTCCGGAAGGTCTTTGAGTGCTACTTGGGCGACGACGACAATCCTCGTAAGATGACGTACGCTACTCACCTGATCCGCAAGGCCGGTGTGCCGATTAAGACGTTTGGTGGTACTGCTTCAGGTCCCGAGATTCTCGTTTCAGGTATTGAGAAGATTTGTGCTGTCCTTGACGGCGCTGTCGGTCGCACGATGACTTCAGTTGAGGTTCTTGACTGCATGAACATCATTGGCTCTATCGTTGTTGCCGGTAACGTTCGCCGCAGCGCTGAAATTGCTGTTGGCCGTCTTGACGATGAAGATTACCTGATGGCGAAGCGTTGGGACCTTGGCGATATTCCGATTGAGCGAGCCATGTCAAACAACACTGTTTTCGTTTCTCCGGAACAGATGAAGGACATGCCGGAGCTTATCTGGGAAGGTTACAAGGGTAACGGTGAGCCGTACGGGTTCTTCAACCTCGAAGCTTCACGCCAGTTTGGTCGTATGGGCGAAGAGCGTCCCGATCCGTCGATTGTGGGTGTTAACCCTTGTGCTGAAATCCCGTTGGCTAACCGTGAGTCGTGCAACTTGTCTGAGATTTTCTTGCCGATGATTGATTCTCCGGAAGAGCTTCAGGATGTATCTCAGTTGCTGTACAAGGTTCAGAAGGCGACAGCGGCGCTGTCTTACCTTGACCCTGCTTCAGACAAGATCACGTCAACCAACATGCGTCTCGGGCTGGGCATCACTGGTGTCGCTCAGGCTATGGACAAGATTGATTGGCTGGACGACACCTATGTTGCTCTGCGTGAGTTTGATGCCGAGTGGTCGGATGAGCGTGGCTGGCCCGAGTCTGTACGCCTTACCACGATCAAGCCTTCTGGTACACTTAGCCTTCTCCCGGGTGTGACTCCAGGGGTTCACCCCGGCTTTAGTCAGTACTTTGTGAAGCGTATGCGTATGGCTTCCACGGACATTCTGGTTAACTACTGCAAGTCTAAGGGCTTCTACGTTGAGCCTCTCCGCAACTTTGATGGTTCGGAAGATGACCGTACTGTTGTTGTTGAGTTCCCGTGTGCTTTCCCTGATGGGACGCTTGAAGCTAAGGACATGACTGCGATTGAGCAGATGGACCTTGTTCGTCGTCTTCAGAAGGTGTGGGCAGACAACGCTATTTCGGTGACTGTCTACTACAAGAGCGAAGAGCTTGATGACATTCGTTCGTACCTTGCGGAGCATTGGAGCGAGATGAAGTCCGTTTCGTTCTTGTTGCACAGCGAGCATGGTTTCGATCAGGCCCCGATGGGCGAGTTGACAAAGGAAGAGTACGAGCATGTGCTCAGCTCTACGTCACAGCTTGGTGAGAAGCTTTCAGGTTCCACGATCATGTCGGACGAGGAGTTCGATGCTGAGTGTGCTACTGGTGCGTGTCCTGTGAGATAACGGGATATTATAATACGCAAAGTTGCAATCTGGCGTAATTTGGGAAGTTAAAGTATTTGTGTACCGGCAAATTTGACTAACCCCGAAGGAGGAGATTGTGATTATCGGCTAACGTGCCGGTAGCCGTAAAAGCAATCGCACGTCTAGGGCGGGGTTTGGTCAGTTTGACTGAACCCCGCTTTTTACGTTATGATATGCATATGGCTTTTTCTTTGAGAGATTTGAGGCTTAATGGTGTGCAGCATGAGTTGCTTCTGGTTGCGGCTTGTTGTAAGCATGGCTTAGCGGAGACTGTTCCGATTGATGATGAGAAGCGGCTTTCTTTGCCTGCAGCGATTGCAGTCTTTGTTGGTTTGATGCCTGAACGTAATCTTTCTAACAATTTTGATGAACTGTTAGATAACATACCCGCCAACAAGAGAGCTAATTTTATTAGGTGTTGGGAAGCTATTGAGATGTTTGTTGGGGAAGACATCGTGGATTGGTCTGAGCGGGTTGGCAGTCAAGAAGCATACAAGACTATTAAGTCTTTGGCTGGTGAAGTAGCGAACGCCAATCTGTATAAGCCACGACCCAACGGGTTCCCGGATGATTCGCATAGCTAGTTTATAGGGTTTACTTGACATGGTGGTAGGGCTTTACTAAGATACCACTATGAGGCATGAACAGCGATGGCATAAGCATTACGAGGCACTATGCGCATATGAGAAACGCTATGGTGACGCTATTGTGCCTACAGATCATGTAGAGTTTTTAGACTCGGGGGAATGTATTAGTTTAGGTAATTGGGTTAGTTACATGCGGACGAGATACAAGCAGAACGCATTGACGGCTAACCGGATTCAGTTGTTAGAAAGTCTTTCTTCTTGGACTTGGGGTCCTGTCAGACCGGGACCGAAGTCAAAGGATTTTATTGCAGAAAGAAACAGTCAGATTTATAGCGAGTATTCTAACGGCGAGACGTTAGCTAAGATCGGTGCTCGGTATAGGTTGTCCCGTCAGCGGGTTCACCAGATAGTAAAGGAATATGAAAATGGTAAATAGACAAGGTGCTGAAGATTGGAGCCGGTTCACCGGAAAGCTTTCGACAGAGTTAGAAGAGAACGTTCAGCAGGTAGTCAAGCAGGCAGTGCTTATCACGGTTTTGCAGAGCATTTTTGGTTTTGCTTTTCTTGCAGGCACGGGCGCTTTGGGTCTGATGTTTTTGAACAGCATTGCTAATTCTGCGTGGCCTAACTTGATGGCGTTCCGACCCGGCATTGGTTATACTGACGCCTTTCTAGTTTCATCTATTCTCTGGATTCTGTTTTCACTTAAGCTGAGCATGTCGAAGGGTGCGAAGTCATGAAGGTAATTGACGATTTGCTTACGTGGGAAGATCATGCGTTGACACATATTGACAGCGTGTGGGAGGCCGAGTCGGTCCAGGTGACTACGGTTGAAGACATTCGGGAGTATATTGATTCGCTTATTGAGACTTATTTTGTAGGCAATAAGGAGCTGGTTGATCCTGAAGTGTGGTTTCAGTTAGCAGTAATGACCAAGCACGCTGACATTTCGCTAGACAAGGACTTTGTGTGGCGGACGCTATGCAATAAGCAACGAGATTATGGTTCCGAAAACATTCTTAGGTTCGGGCACCGGGGTCTGATTGTACGCCTCCACGACAAGGTTGCACGTTTGGAGAATCTGCTGGATTCTGGCCGTCTGCCAGAGAATGAAGCGGTGGAAGACACTTATCTAGACATTGTTGGCTACTCCACGATTGGTTTGATGCTTTTGGACGGGAGCTTTTTGAAGCAAATGGCAGATTAGGATTAATGCTGTTGTCGAATACGGTATCATAGTATCAGTATTGTTTTTTTTTGATTGGGGTTGGTATGGCTGTACCTATTGATGGTGTCGGTAAAGTTAAACCTGACGATGCGCTGGAAAGTAAAACTGACGGCCAGCTTAAAACGATTATCCGTATACTGAAAAAGCGCGAGAAGCTGACAAAATCTCAGCAATCGGTTTTAAAAAATGCCGAAAAGATGCAAGCTGCTCGTGACAAATTTAGGAGTGAGAACAACTATCGAGGGGGAAATTTAACTACTGCTACGTTAAATGAGCTTAGATCTGGGACGAGAAAAGATGTCGCAAAATTTATTGCGAAGCTTAAACAGCGTCAGAAAGCTGAAAGAGCCGCAAAAAAAGCTCGTAAAAATGTTGGCGAACCGTTCTAGAGGGAGTAGGCAAAAATGGCTCTTATTACAGTCTCTGATATCACCACATACATGGACATTACGCTTACTAACACGCAGGAAGACGCCGCCGAGTTTATCATTGAAGGCTTGCAGTCTGAGTTAGAAGCGTATTTGCGTCGCCCTGTTGAACAGACAGAGTTTACGGAAACGTATCGTGTTCCTGATGTGGGTAGGGGTGTTGTAAACCAGCAGTATTATTACAATTACACTACCGATCCGGCTTCCACGTTGACTTCTCCTGGCATCATTTATACGCCTATGTATACGTTGTATTTGGATAATAGTCCGGTTGTTTCGGTGTCTTCTGTTTCGATTACGCCTGCTTCTGCTTCTGCTACGGCGACGGCTCAGGTTGCGGAGCGTGATTATGTGACTCGTGATTATGGTATTGATTTGTTTAATGCGTTTGCGAATGATCGTATTGAGGTGACGTATACGGCGGGTTTGGATGGTCCGAACATTAAGGCGTTTAAGATTTTGATGTTGCGTGCGGCTACTCGTGAGATGCAGAATATGCATGATGATGTGGTTGGTTTGAAGGATTTGACGACGAGGAATGTTGCGCCTTTGGAGACTGGTTTTTCTGATAGGGAGTTGTTTACTCTTCGTAAGTATCGCCGTGTAAGGGTTGCCTAGGATGATTAAAAAAGTAAAGGTTAAGGTAAAACCTTATTCTACGCTTAAGCACTTGACTGCGATGAAGCGTAGGGGTGCTGCTGGTTTTAATAATGTTTTTCAGTGGACTCAGAAAAAGCTTCAAGCAGATATGCGTAACCGGTTTAAAACGAATGCGTATGGGACGTGGAAACCTCTAGAGCCTAGAACAGTTGCTTGGAAAACATCTGAAGGTTATGGTAGGAAAGGTGTTTTGGTTAGAACTGGAGCGCTGCGGGATTCTTTAACAAAAGACAATTCACGGGGAGCGGTTAGACGTTCTGGTAGGTTCCGCATGCAGTTTGGTACAGATATTGAATACGCAAGGAATCACCAGTTTGGTGACGGTGTTCCGCAGCGTGTACTTATTCCGTTTGACTTCGTAGGGCCAGTAGGTGTTATTACTCACATGTATCCTAAGTCCCTTAAACTTACAGTTGGGGCTTTAGCTATGGAAAGAATCATATACGGATATAAGCGTCCTGGGCAGGTTTACACATTTGTTAAAAAGTCTGGTTTGCGAGGCAGCGTACCTATCGGGTGGCTAAAAACATCTTTCGATGAAGCAAGCTATATTGATGGCGGTAAGTTAACTAGAGATCGTTAAAGAGGTTATGTATTATGATGAGCGGTAGCCGGATGGCGAAACAGTTCGTGTCAAATTATTTAGCAGCAGATTTACCTTCTAGGCTGGTTGCTTACAGGAACCACTGGAACCTGAGCGCAAGTCAACTGCCTGAACCTAGGCTGTACGCTAGCCACGAACCATTCCAGTTAGATCGTTGGCCCACAATTATTACTGTTGTGATGAGCACGCAGGCTATTGAACGGCAGGGGTATACTTCTGCGTCTGACCCGGACATTAGAGTGACGTATGAGATGCGTACCTATGTTTGGGTTAGAGACGCTGGCCCTCAAATTGTTACAGACCAGCGAGATAACTTAACGACGGTTGTTCGTGAAGCGTTGATGGATGGTCCTTCGCTGTCAGCATACGACTCTACAGTTCCGTGTTCTCCTAAGATAGATGAAGCGTCTATGGAGGAACAGTTTTCTGAGTTGTCTTTGATTAAGGGCGAACGTTTGCTTGCGGGTGCTTTTATCAGCTATGAGCTTGCGTTGGAAGAAACGATCACGCATGATGCTTTGGGGACAGTTCAGAGCACTGATCATACTTTGAGTCGTATTGCTGTGACCCCGAACGCTCCTTTGAATGTTGTGGCTGTGGTGGGCGATACTGAAGCTACGTTGTCTTGGGTTGAGTCCACGTGGAATGGTGGCATTTACGATATTTCTGGTTACACTATTCAGCAGAGCACTGACGATGGTTCTACGTGGTCTACTGTTGTTGCTGATACTGATTCGGTTGAGGGTTTTTATCGTGTGACTGGTTTGGCGAATGGTACTGGTTACAAGTTCCGTGTTGCTGCGTTGAATGATGGTGGTACTGGTGCGTATTCTGCGAGTTCGTTAGAGGTCACGCCGTCTGCTTAGTGTTTGTGGTTGTGGCTGTGGCGTGGGGGTATAATAGAGATTATGGCTAGAGCACCTAGGGTTGTACCTTTTAATCCGTCTCCTCGTGACGCTGACCTTGACCAGATTGTGCAGGAGGGCACGATTTGGGAGCGCCCTAAGGGTGCTGACATTATTTATTTGACGGGCCGTGTTTGGGATCAGACTGGTCGAGCACCTCTTCGTAGCGATGTTCGTATTGTTTATAATGGGCGTGTTTATGAGCCGGGTGATGGTTTTAGGTTTGATTCTTCGTCTGTTGGGGCGCAGGCTGGCGTGATTGGTGATCGGGCTGGCACTATTGGTGATCGGGTTGGGACGATTGCGCCGCCTCCGCCTCGTCCGAAACCGACGCTGAGGGAATCTGAGGGCACTGTTGGTGTGGCTCCTCCGCCTCCTCGTCCTACTTCTATTGCGGAAGCTACGCGCCCTTCACCGCCTCCGCCGCCTCCACGGCCTACTTTGGGTGAGTCTCGTGGCACGTTGGATTCTCCTCCGAAGCCGCCTCCGCCTCGTGAAGTTCCTCCTGATCCATTTGAGAATATTCCCAAAGATAGCCCGGTTGTGCAGGAAACGCCGCCTCCTCCGCCACGGATTCGGCCTGAGGAACAGGTTCGCCCGCCGAGTGTTTCTGCTGATGAGGATGCGGCAGCTAAGCGTTCTATATTAAGGGTTCGTGATCGGTGGGGCCGCAAAAAGCGTGATAATGAACGTCGTTATGAGGAAGAGCGTATTGTTCCTTCTATGGAGGAGGCGGTCGAAGCTGATGTGCAGGAAGAGAGGGTGGATCAGATTGTTGCGCAGGTCGAAGCGTTGGATAAAGCTTTAGACGAGGCTGCTGAGGTTGCTGATGTTCCTGAGTCTTCTTCTATTGATGTTTTGGTTGCGGAAGATGTGGAGGATATTCTTAGAATTCGTCGCCAGAATGTTGCTGATCATCCAGGGTATTACGATTCTGGTGGAGAGCGAATATATGCTACGAGAAGTAAATTTGAGATTGGGGGTAGCAGGTTTGATCAGGAATTAAAAATTGATACTATTTCTACTCGTGATAGGCGTGAGTATGAGGAGATGCTTGCTGAGGTTCTTGAGCGTGAGGCGTTTGCTGATAAACTTGCAGCAATAACTGGTTTTTCGTTTCCGGACGAGGGCGGTGTTGTTAATAATTTGTATGCTTCTGTAGACGACGTTCCTGACGAGGTTCTTGAGGCGGTTGCTGAACTTGTTCGTAATACTAAGTTTATAGATGAACGAGACCTTCCTGAGGATTTAGATTTAAAGAAGTTGTTTGTTTACGCTGCTGGGCTTGCTAATAAAAATGAGTCAACTCATAGGGAAACGGTTCAGTTGCGACTGGAGTTAAATTATCGTAGGAAGTTGTTGACAGATCCTCCTAAGTATGTGACACGGACAGAGTTGGCGCAACGAGTTGGTTTTTCTAGTTGGGAAGAAGCTATGGAGGCGGCTAGAACCGATCCGGCGCTTTCCTATCATTTAGATAGAATGGAAACAGCTGCAAGGTATAGCTATGATTTTTATGACGATACTGTCCGTGATTTAGATACGGAGATCGGAGAAGCTGCATATAAAGTAACTAGACTCACCCGTGCTGGTAAGAACGTCTATTTGAAAAGAGATAATGGCAGATTTGGTGTTGGTAATCAGATTCCAAAAGATGTTACTTCTGAGGATGTGGCACGTTTAACTAGAGACTTTATTGCAGAGACTGATAGGATTCTACCAAATTCATTCAGTGAAGAAATTAGGGCTATAGTTGCTGAACGGGTAAGAGCTGTTGAAGCCATGAGTCCTGAAGAAGTTGAAACTCTTGTTTTAAATTATGCTAGAGAAGTAATGGAAGATCCCGATACTCGTATTGGCGTTATGATAAAACCTGAGGCTGCTGCGGGGTTAAAAAGGCAGGGGCGGTATCTTACTACACACTCAAAGCTTTCAGCTTCTCGTAGTGACGATTACGATGCTGCTCGTGTTGTTTATGAAACAGGTATGCTTCAAATGCCTGCCGATGAAGCCACACGAGCTGATCTTGCCCTATCTTCAGGGTTTTTAATTCCTGGGGCTAGAATGAGAGCAGCCCGACGTGAGGCTGAAGAGAAATATGTCGAAGAATTTGGTGTACCTTACGATCCTGCTAATGCAACTCCTGAGCAACATGCGTTTTTTGAAAACGCTCGGATTTCGCAAGCATCAGTAGGTATTGAGGCTTACGCTGATGACGTTGTTGTTTTGAAGCCTTCTGTGAACGCTAAAAGCCGTTTTACAGAAGGAGACAGTTTTAATGAGATGGCGATGACATCTCTCATGCAGAATCCTGATGGTTCTCCTTTGTCTGATCAGCAGCTTCGGAACGCTCTTTTTGGGCGTGGTACATTTACTAGTGAGTTCTCAGAAGGTTCTTTTGATGGTGGGTCTCCAGGGCCAACAAAACATACTCTTGGTAATTTTTTTGTAGCTGCTGTTATGGGAGTTGATCCCGCCGTGTTAGGCCGCAGCCGTGGTGCTACCGCTGAGTTGGATGCAGCACGGAAGGCAGGCGATATTGACAGAGAGCTTGCAATGGCTTCTCGTGGCTTGCACGGTCACACAAAAATATCTGATTTTACTTTTGGAGGATTTAGCCACTCTGCCGGATACATAGAAACCATGACGTTCGGCGGGTTTCACACCAGCGAAATCGAATCAGCATCAGAGGGCATACGAGACATCCTAGACGTAGCCATACCCGCTGAAGTTCAGCAACGCATAGAAAGCTACTCCGGACAATTCCTACCAACATCCGCATTCGTTGAAGAAAACATTGAACAAGCAACCAGATCAGCTTTAAACCGTGCAGCCGCCGCCACCGGAACAGACCTTCCAGAAACAGGAGGCACCGCAAAGCTCCTAACTGCCAGAGCAGGAGAGCTGCCTGGAAAGTTTGTCTCCACGGCTAAAACAATGGAAGTTAGAGCCGGGTTGAAATCTCGCCGTGATTTGCTACTTGAGTTAGAAGCAGATCCTGACGCTTATCCTGACGCTATCGCTTTCTTAAAGAACGAGATTGAAATTCTGCTTCAAGAAGCTGCTGATCTTGATAAAGGTAAAGACATAGCTGTCGTTGCTCACACTAGTTCTTCCGACGGTTGGCCGTCTTATCTGCAGGTAGATCATCCAAGTATTGTTGCGCAAATTCATGCCGCTACAGACAAGTTAAGCCCTGAAGTTCGTCCTGAGAGAGTTCTTGTTTCTTTCGATGCACCTTACGGTGGCGGCAAGTATGTTCATGGGCAGGGCGGTGTGATCTATATTCATCCGGCTGCTTTGGATTGGAAAGATGCGTCTTTCAACATTAATCAGAAAGATTTAGCTACCCGTCTTGCTAAGGCTGGTGCTACTTCTCCTGAAGAGTTTGATGCGTTTTTCCGTCCTTCGCAGGCGTGGGTAGATGACATTATTATCCACGAGGGTTTCCATAGGGTTGATTTCCTTTTGGCTAAGGCCGGTAAGGATCCTCAGGCTGCGGCTTCGTTGTTGTCTTCTCCGGAGATGGCTGCGGCGTTTGATGAGTGGCTTACGTTGTCTACGCCGTT